CTAAATCTCCTAGTCCCTTAATCACATAATGGCAAAAGCAAGACTATACAAAATGGTAAACCCAGGTGTCATCAAGCGTGGTGGCATCACAGTTAAGGTTGGAGATAAGACTGTCACTCAACCAACTATCAATTTCTCTAAGAATATTAGTGCAATTAATAGTTTAGGTGCTACTGTTAATAGTATTGCAATACTTACACAGGATTTAAAAGATACATTTCAAGAATATTCACGAACCTCTATATCAAATTACGAAGAGCAACTTAATAAGAGAAGAGAACAATTAGAAGTAGAACAGAAGGAAAGGGATGATGCAGAACAAGCATTATTAACTGAACAGGGTAGAAAGAAAGATGATAAGTCAGAAGGGAAGCAGGAGAGTAAGTTAAAGACTGCATTGAAGGGCAGTCTTGGTGTTATGAAAAAGGTTGGGAAGGCAGCATTTGGTTTCCTAGAAAAGATAGCGACTTTATTTGGTAGTATCATTTCTAAGTTTATAACTTATCAAGTGATGAAGTGGATGTCTGATCCACAGTCAGTTAAGAAGATGAAAAGTCTTATCCAAGGTATAGGAGGTATAGTCAAATTCTTTTCAACAGTTGCTGGTTTTCTAATCAGTACAGGACTGAATACTCTTGCAGCAGTTTTTGATCCAGAAACATACAAGAAGATATTTGAATTTGCTAAGTTCATGATAGGTTTAGCAATATTCCCAATTCCTCTTGCTATTAGTAGTATTGTAAAGTTCTGGAAATCAGGTAAATTACAGAAATCAGTAACACAATTTATGGAGGGTGTTGGTAATTTGTTCAAGGGATTGATGGCAGTGCTTGGTGGATTAGGATTAGCGAAGTTTATCACAGGTGGTGGTGGCGGTGATCCTGCCAAAGAATTAGAAAAACCAGTAGAAGAGGAAGAAGAAACTGGTACAAAGACTAATGCTATCCTTGAAAAGGGACAGGTGACAGGTGGTAATATGACACAAGAGCAAGCGCAAGCACAAATTAGATATATGGAACTTGAAGAAGCGATGAGTGATGCGTTAGAAAATCAGGATATGAAACTATATGAATCATTAGAAAAAGAACAGGCAGCGTTACCAAAATTTGCTAAGGGTGGTTGGATCAAAGGTCCTATGTCTGGATATCCTGTGTCATTAGATGGTGGTAGATCTACATCATTTATAGGACATGGTACAGAGTATGTTGCACCGAAGATGGCAGTAGGTGGTGGACCACTTGGACAAGCATTTGTTATACCATATGACACACCAGCAACACGAACAAATCCAGGGTTGACTAACACTAGACTGTTACAAGCAAAGTCTGCTGGATTTAATGTTGCACCTATGTCAGCGGGTGGACTATTAGAAGCGATTGGTAATACAATCAGTACACCAAATGTTCCTTATAAGAAGATTGAAAGTAAGATAGGTGCAGATAAAAAGACATGGGATACATTCAGAAATACTATTGCTGACATAGAGTCAAGTGGTAAGTATAGAGTATTTGGTGGTAACAATGACATGTATGATGGTAGATACCAGATGGGTTCACTTGCTAAGACAGATGGTGCACGCATGATGGGTATGAGAGACCCAGGTCATGATGAAGATCCTAAGAAGTATATGCGTGTTATGTTCAGAAACAATAAAGCACTACAAGAGAGATTGTTTGCTGGATTCACCATCGCTAACCACAACTATCTTTCCTCAGTGAAAGAATATGCAGACGCAGATTTACTTAGAAAGATGGAGATACTAGCGTATGCACATAACCAAGGATGGCAGGGTGCTAAGATTCATATAACACAAGGAAAGGTAGGTCAGGATTCCTTTGGTACAAAGGGAACTGAGTATTCTGATAGAATCAAATCAGCATTCCAAGAGGCAAATATAACACCACCACAGATAAACAATACAAGTAATATTACTAACCAGATAATAAACAAAGTTACACAGATAAAAGACGCAGTTAAAGGTGTCATGACAGGTGATAGGATAAACAATAATGCGTTAGATGCAACAGAATCAAATGAGAAATCAACACAAATAATGGCAGGAGACTTAAATCCTATTGAACAACCAGCAGCACCAGCAGAAACAGCACCAATACAATCAGGTGGAGGTGGTAAACCATATGAGATTCCTGCTAATGATTACATCAAACCAAGGTTCGGACTTCTTGCTGACCTTGCAACACAACCAGTTGAGATATTATGAGTACTGCTAAAAGTTATAAACTAAGCAAAATTAATGTTCGTATCGGAGATCAGAAGGTAGACATTAGAGAACTCGTCGCTGAATTTAATTGGTTCGAGTCAATAGATTCTGCATTCATAAGATGTGATTTTACTATCTTAGATACTGTACAGTTTGATGACAACATACTTGGTAGTGAATTGATTGATATTACGTTTGAATCTACGATGGAGGACAAATCTAGAATCCAACATGTGTTACAGATATACAAAATAGGTAGTATAGTAAAACAAGAAAGAGCAAAGTTATACATTCTACATTGTGCATCACCAGAAATATATGAGAACGAAGCAAACCGTGCATTCGGACAGTTTGGACCAGTATCAGGTAAGACAGATATAGTCAAGTCAATGGTGAAGGGTAAACAACACATGAACTCACCTAAGAAAACACATATAGAATCACATACAAATATAAATGTATTGTCACCTAACTGGCGACCTGTTGATCTTATCTCCTACATGTCTGATAAGGTTAGTAGAACAAAGGCAGGCAGTAGACAGAGTGGTAAAGGTAAGAAGCAAAGTGGTTTCTTATTCTGGGAGAACAGAGATGGATGGAACTTTAAATCTATGGATGGATTATGTGAACAGGATAGTATTGCAAAGTACACCTATGCACAAGCAAACGTAGGACAGAACAATCCAGGGACAAATTTCTATCAGATTGAGTCAGTAATATATCCAGAAAGAGCGAATCAATTAGATAAGTTACGTCAGGGTGCATATAAACAGTGCACATATGGTATTGTCATGGCACAGTTAACTGATAGTTATATGCCTAATGCTGGTGCTTCATCATCTACAACATTTGATGAGTGGGTAAAACTCAATGTACCATACACTGCTAATGATGGTAGTGCTGGGTCATTGTCTAATGAACAGTTGCTAGGGTTATATAATGCAAGTAAAGATTTGGACATAACATTTACTAACGCTGGTAATGATACATCATTCACATGGAAACCTAAGTCATTAGGTAGTAAGGATAATTTAACTGAGAGACAGTTGGCAAACAAAGATAAGACAGGTAAACCGTCAGGAACAATCAGTGGACCTATGGTATCTAATCTAAAACAAACATTTAGTAAAGCATCTAAATTACATGATGGTTTACCATACAGAGAAGAGCACTTAGATTTATATACAAGTCTATATCCTACAAGAACTAAGTTTAAGATCTTGCCTGGGTTCAACAATCAAACAGCAAATGCACCCAAGGGTGGTGCTGATGATGCAGATGAGAGTGTATTAACTGCTGCAACATACTCTGCTGCACGTTGGGCACTATTAAATACACACTCTCTTACTATCAAAGTCCCTGGAAATACTAAACTAAAAGCAGGGGATGTAATCACAGTAAACTTACCGTCATCTAAACAAGAAAGTAAGTCAAATGTGGCAAGAGACCAGACATATTCTGGTAAGTATTTGGTCAAAGGACTAAGACATACCTATAAAAAACAGGGAATCACGACAGAACTTTACCTGTGTAGGGGTTCCTTGCCAGTCACAAAGAACTAATGCTATAATAAATAGTAGTAAATACCGAGTAATAAAATGAAAAGTATAGAAGATCACATTAAAAAAGATCAAGACATAGTGGATGATCCACTAGCAAATCCTGCTGCACGCAGGCATGCAAAAGAAGAACTACATGATCTAGTAGACTATGTAGAACATCATAAGGATGAGATAGAAGCAGGGGATCACCATGATCCAAATGCACTTGAACTATGGTGCGACCAGCATCCAGAAGAACCAGAGTGCTTAGTATACGACGACTAAGTTATGTTTATTGATGTGGATGCACCGAAGAGTTTTATCGGTGGTGCAAAGATAGATCATGAAATCGTAGATGGAGTTGTAGACTTCTGGAATACCTGTGACTACTTTGAAAAAGAAGAAGGTCAAACAGGTAAAGGTATAGACAAGAGTATGAAAGACTCTCTTGACTTGACAATTCCTAGATATCTAAAAGACAAACGAATAACTGCATATATTGATGCCCTTGCAGAGGTCACTATAAAGTATGTTGAACATTATCATACTATTAAATCTATCAAGTGGGACCTATTAGAGGACTTCAATATACAATGGTATCCTCGCGGTGGTGGATTTCATTCGCTACACTGTGAGAGAAGTAATGCACACCCACAGTGTGCAAACCGAGTCATGGCATGGATGACTTTTCTTAACACTATTGAGACAGGTGGTGAAACATACTTCGAGTATCAACAGTGTAAAATAAGAGCAAGCAAGGGATTAACCCTGATCTGGCCAGCAGACTGGACACATTTTCATAAAGGATGCCCCGCACCTAACGAAGAGAAAATGATTATCACTGGATGGTATGACCTCACTTTTTGAGTCCATGATACTTGGACAATTCCGTAACAGAAAACAGGCATTTACGAACCCAACTAAATGGCCACAGATAAACGTGTTATATCAAAAGATTGCAGAGAATATACTAGACTTAAAGCAATGGTATAACTACCAGACAGAAGACACAGCATATAGACATTATCATTTAACGTGTGAGTATATTGATGAGCACACAGTTGTTACGTCAGCATTTAACATAGACACAAGGTCAGATGGTTGCCAATTACAATGGGGTTACTATGGTGGTTGGTGGTTTGGTGAAGTAAGAGGTGATTGCATCCTAAGAAATACAAGAGTAAAGAGTGAGATATGTTTTAACGGTACTCTATATCAGTCTCGTGATACTGGTATAGATATAGATACAGGAGAGTTTAGATGGGGTAAAGAAGAAGAGGAAGGACTCTTCCGTTTTGAACGTCTAAATACTGAAAGGGAGTACGATTTAACAAATGTCACTAGGAACTAAAACTGACTTTGCAGGCAGAGACGGATTTCACTGGTGGATTGGTGAGGTAGAAGACCACATGGATCCCGCCCAGTTGGGTAGAGTTCGTGTGCGTATTATCGGTTGGTATACTGGTAATAGAACAAAAGATGATGGTTCAGATAGTTACTTACAAACACTTCCAACGGAAATGTTACCATGGGCAACTGTACTACTACCAACAGACAAACCACAAACTAAGAACGGTGGTACAACAACAGAATTACAACCAGGGTCAGAGGTTCTTGGTTTCTTCTTAGATGGAGAAGAAGCACAACTACCATGTGTACTAGGTGCTTTCCGTACGTTTAGACATGCAGAGGGAACATCAGAAGGTAGAGGATCATCAAATCAGATGTCTCGTACAATCATTGCTGACGTTACAAAAGCAAATGAGAATGCAACAAACACTTCTACACAGACAGGTTTAAATAATGCCCCTGCATTTGGTGGACATCCATATGTAAAAGCACAAGGTCAAACCCCAGGATCAGCAACAGGTGGGGAAGAACAATCTCGTGGTGTAGTTAATAGAGCAGAAGTAGAGACACCATTTAACGTATATACTAACCCTATTGGTGTACCGTCTAACATAGGTGGTATCGCTGATGGTACAACTGGACCAGCAAACGAAGGATTCCAAAAGGATCTACAACGTATGTTGACGGATCTTGGTATGGCATTTGGATCTATCGCTCAGGACTCTGATGGCAACATGGTATCTGCTATCACAGGTCAGATCATGGAGGGTAAGGCAGCACTTAATCAGTTGACTAACCTTACAAACTTTATCACTAATGGTATCAGTGGTATGTTGGCACCATTAAAAGAGTTTCTTGCACAGAAGATGCAAATGGCGATTGATCTTATAATGAAAGCGGTCAGTAACTTCGTACCATTGATCGTGGTCAAACAGATCATGGCAATCATACAGTCAATCATTCAAGATATATTTTGTAAACCAGTCCCAGGATTTCTTAGTGCTATAAGTGGGATAGTCGGGAATCTGGGAGGATTCCTGCAAGGAGTCATGGACTTTGTTATGAATAAGATTGATGACATGATGGCATCTATCACTGACTTCGTTGAGAGAGCAATGAAGGGTATTCAATCAAAGATTTGTGGAGCACTTGGAGCATTTAATAAGATAGCAAACACAGTGTTATCTGCTATCAATACATTTAAGAATCTATCAAAGATTGCTGATGGTATTAGTAGTATCTTCTCTGTTAATTTCTCAGCATTAAATTTCAGCAGCATCTTAGATATTATCGCTGCAATCATCGGATTCATTGCACAGTTCACTTCGTGTGGGAGGAAGAGTCGAAAACCAAGGGCGAAGGGGTGGATGCCACTGTTAGGCACCACCGAATGTGCAGACCCAGGAATTAGCGGACCAGGTGGAGGAGATTACAACAACTGCTCTGCTGACTCGTTCGGTGGTGGTGGATCACGACATTCTGATGGTGTACAAGGTTCAACAAGTATCTTTGATGGATACTTCCAAGACATGAATCCATTCTTGATGCAGACACAAACATTCTTGAACGGTTCTCGTGACATAGATGATGCAACCCCAGGAAAAGAGAAGAGAGTAAGATCTGGACCAGGTGGTGTCACATCATTTGAAGATAAACGTGGTAACGTACACTATAATATACCTAACAATGATACTAAGATCATAGGACGTGACCTAGTAGAGAACGTAAAGGGTAATCATGTTCTTACTGTTGAAGGTGACTACTATCTTAAAGTCATGGGTGACTTCCATATCGAAGTTGCAGGGTCAATGAACGAGCATACATCTAATGGACCTGGGGCAAAAGCAAAGGCAGCAAGTGATTCTAGTTTCTTTGCAAAGGGTTCTAAGTGGAATGATCAGGGTAATGATGATCCAGATGCAGTAGAGCAACCTAGTGGTGGTAATCATTTCAATGTAAAGTCAGGACAGAAAGAAGCAAAGTCTGTACAAACAAAAGCAGGAGACCATGATATAAGTTATCAGGGTGATATCACAATTCAAGGTGCACGAATTAATATGAAAGGTATTAATGCTATCAGTCTTGATGCACCAGAGATAAACAATTCATGTCAGGCATTGACTAATAAGGCAACAGGTGAGATAATAAATGAAACAAACTGGATCACATCTTTCTTGGCATGTGGACGTTTTGATATCGTAGGTATCTTCTCTTCTGCATTGACAAGTGTGGTCACAGGGCAGTATAGTTTAGTTAAAGGTGCTATTGTAGATGTTACAATGGATCTACCTTTCCCTGGTCCTACTCCCCCTGCACATATTCGTATGGCAGTTGGTACAGCACAACCTAGTGCTATGGCAGACATAGTAACAGGTGGTTCCCCAGGTGCACATATGACATTAGTGGCCACTCCGACAGGTGGCATAGGAGAGATTGTAACAGCAGGATCTGGTGCTATAATAAATCAGGTAACCACAGGTCTATGCTCTTATGGAGTTGGAACTGGACTTGCTGCTCTGGGTAGTGCCCTCGGACCTACACAGATTTATGGACTCCCTGTTATGCTAAACTAATGAATGATTTAATTGAACATGCTTACATCCACTTCGGCACACGCACTATCGAAGTATTGGATGAAGAAGGATATTCACAGACTGTGAAATTTGAATGGTCAGAAGATGGTGGACGTGGGTTTGCAGCAATGTCTGAGTTTCTACAACAGAACTTAGAATCTGAAAGACGTACTTACACATTCTAATGAAACTAACACAAGAAATTATTGACAAAATACAGGAAGCAATGCTTCATACCAAAAAGGATGGCACTGTTAACTGGAAAGATACTGATGAGATTGAAGTCAATCTAGCAGGAACATTTGCTGCTGATAGGTTTATTGTTATCAAGAACAAAACAAAAGACCCAGTAGTATCTGCTGCACCACACCCCAACTTTGATTACGAAAAGAAGGAATTCATCAAATGAAATCATCTATTATAGAACTATCTGTTAAAGAAGTTAAGGAAGGTTTTGATCTGGTCTTGACAATGGTGGAAAGAGGACATACAATAAAGATTGTACAAGAAGGTAAACCAAGCGTTTTGATGTTACCTGTTCCAGAATATGTCAAAGAGTATGCACAAGACAATGAAGAATTACCAGAGATTCCAATGCCACAGGATTGGAAACCCGATCCAGTCGGAGTAAAACAGTATGTCACAGAAGAACTCAACTCCATCCAGAAAGAACTTAACAGTTGACATAAAAATGTGGTATAGCGAACATGACCACACATGGCATTGGACTTTGTTCGGTTACGAGGATCACTCGTATATACATAGTTCAAGAGCATACACTGTTAAGGAGTCTATGGAGATTATCCAGAAACAGATAGCGTCTATGATGGAGGTAGAAGGACGTGAAATACAGGATTACTAGCGCATATTGTAATCTAAAAGACTGCGGAGTCGTACTTATGTACATGATTGAAGGAACTCCATTCACATTTGAAGAGGACGGATTTGATTATACAGATCCTGAGATAATTGCAGAGGCAATGTTGAATCCAGAGATAACTCTGGACCAAATGTATCAATGGTCATGTTATCTAATATTAGAAGGCATGCATCCAATAGTATATGATCTGCAAGAGCAGATCGCAAACCCAAGTATGTTACCCGAATGACAGAATTTATTGGTAGGCACATAGGTCCTTCCGAAGAAGAACAGACTCAGATGTTAAACGATCTGGGTCTTAATAATATAGACGAACTCATACGAGACGTTATTCCCGACTCCATACTATTAAGGGGAGACGATACACATTTACCAGAACCTTGTAGTGAATACGAAGCACTACAAGAACTGAAACATATAGCATCATTCAACAAAGTTACGAGGTGTTTAATTGGACAAGGATACTATGGAACAATTACACCGCCTGTCATACAGAGAAATGTTTTTGAGAATCCAGCGTGGTACACATCTTATACTCCATATCAGGCAGAGATTTCGCAAGGAAGATTAGAAGCACTATTTAATTATCAGACATTAATAACAGAACTAACAGGACTACCAATTACAAATGCATCCTTACTAGATGAAGGAACTGCTGCTGCCGAAGCAATGATCATGGCACAGCAGAAAGATAAGAATACATTTCTAGTTGATAGTAAGATATTTCCACAGACATTAAAAGTATTACAGACAAGAGCAAGACCGTTAGATATACACATACAACTTATAGATCTAGATGAAAGCATAGCACTAGAAGATTTCACTGATGCATTTGGTATCATAGTACAGTTACCTAACAATGATGGTAAACTACGACACTGTGATGGATTACTGAGGTGTGCAGAGGTATTCAATACCACAAAGATTGCAATCGTAGATCCTATGTGTCAGGTATTGATGCAACCAGTAGGTGAATGGGGATTTGATATTGCAGTTGGTAGTATGCAGAGGTTTGGTATTCCTATGGGTTTTGGAGGACCTCATGCAGCATTCTTTGCAACCACTGAGAAATATAAACGTAAGATTCCTGGACGTATTGTAGGGCAGTCGGTAGATAGTCAAGGTAATAAAGCACTACGACTAGCGTTGCAAACAAGGGAACAACATATAAGACGAGACAAAGCAACGTCCAATATATGCACCGCCCAAGCATTACTCGCAAATATGGCAGGGTTTTACGCTGCTTATCATGGCGCGGAAGGTCTGAAAAGAATAGCAAATAGAATATTAAGATATAGACAAACGTTAATAACAGCATTAAAATGGTGTGGATATGAGACTGATGATAGTGAAGGATTTGATACTGTTAGGTGGAAGTCTAATCTAGCAGTAGATCATATCACTATAAGATATGAAAATGGTTGGAATATTCTATCTATTGATGAGAGAACAACACTACCAGAATTACAGGGAATTGTTAGCACTCAGGTAGACTTTGAAAACAAGTCAGATACTATTGATCATGTACATGATATCTATAAACTATATCATTGGATGAGTATACCACAACGAACTAAACCGTGGTTACAACAGGCAGTCTTCCACAAGTATAGAAGTGAGACTAACATGATGAGATATATGCAAAGGTTAGTGTCAAAAGACTATTCATTAGTGCATGGTATGATGCCATTGGGTAGTTGTACTATGAAATTAAATGCAGCAGCAGAACTGATACCTGTATCATGGGAGGAGTTTGGAAGAGTACATCCATTTGCACCTGTGGCACATCATAGAGGATATGATAAGATCATACAAGATTTAGAGAAATGGTTGAAAGATATTACAGGATTTGATGCTGTATCATTACAACCTAATGCAGGGTCACAGGGAGAATATGCAGGACTGTTAGCAATACAGGCATTCCATAGAGATAATGGAGACGATCAAAGAAAGATATGTTTAATACCCGAGTCTGCTCATGGGACAAATCCCGCTTCTGCAATCATGGCAGGGTTAAAAATTATCCCAGTAAAAATTGACTCCCAGGGGTCGGTGGATATTCATGACCTAAGAATCAAAGCATGTCTACATGCTGATGAGTTATCTTCTTGTATGTTAACATATCCATCAACACATGGATTGTTTGAAACTACTATTAGAGAGATATGTGGTATTATGCATGAATTCGGTGGATTAGTCTATATTGATGGTGCAAACATGAATGCACAGGTTGGATTGGCAAAACCAGGGGAATTTGGTGCTGACGTGATGCATCTGAATTTACACAAGACATTCTGCATACCACATGGAGGTGGTGGACCAGGGGTCGGACCTATTTGTGCATCTAAGTATCTTGCACCTTATATAAATGAGAGAGTATCATCAGCACCACAAGGTAGTGCATCAATACTACCAATAACATGGATGTATATTCGTATGATGGGTGGAGATGGACTGAGAAAGGCAAGTGAAGTTGCTATATTGAGTGCAAACTGGTTATCTAAGAAAATAGACAACTATTTTAAGGTATTATATAAAGGAAAGAATGGTAGAGTAGCACATGAGTGTATATTTGATATAAGAGGATATGATGGTATTACAGCAGAGGATGTTGCTAAGAGACTGATGGACTATGGATTTCATGCACCAACCCTGTCATGGCCTGTATCTGGAACTGTAATGGTAGAACCAACAGAGAGTGAGTCATTAGAAGAGTTAGAAAGATTTGGTGAAGCAATGAATCTAATCAGATGTGAGATAGACGAAAACCCAGCATTATTGAAGAATGCACCACACACAGCAGCAGTATGTAGTGCAACTGAGTGGGATTATCCGTACACAAGAGAAGAAGCAGCATATCCAGTTGAACAAGAGGATAAGTTCTGGGCAGCAGTGTCAAGAATAGATAATGTTTATGGTGATCGTAACCTTGTATGCTCCTGTGAGGATTACTTTTCCGAATCGTATAAATAACTTGGAACAACCTATTGTCTGATAATAGTGGGAACAAAAAGAATATCACAACTTGAAACTGTATCTGACGATTTAGTAACTGGTGAAGCAGTACTGCCTATTGTTATTAGTGATCCTTTGATTCCTAACCGTAAGGCAAAAGTCAACCAATTATTCAGATCGATAAGTGCGGGGTCAAGCACCGCCCCAGGTCTAAGTTTCAACTTGGACAGGGACACTGGATTTTACCAAAGCACAGTAAACGAAATTGGTATGACGTTTGGAACAGCGTCACTATATTACTCACGTTCAGCGAACCAAGATGGTTCATCTACACTGACCATAGCGGGTAATGATACAGCAAGTGCAAACTCAAACGTAGAGATAGAACCACAAGGTAGTGGTTTCTTTACTGTTGACGGTCCGTCAGTTTTTAGAGATAACCAGTTATTCTTTGAAGATGACCAGTCATCAGGAAAGAGAGTATTCTTTAACGTTGGTACAGTTTCTACTGCGGGTGGTACAAAGAGGTTTGATTTTCCTAACCTAGGAGCAAATACATCTACTACATTCGTTGCTACTGACACAAACCAGACAATAACAAATAAAGTTGTAATCATTAAGGATAATGACCTTAGTATTACAGGTTCTACTGATACTGCAAAGATAGCAAGATTTGAGTGTGACTCATGGACTGCACCAGGGGTAAGATTATATAAACTACCTGATGCAGGAGCAGCAACTGCTCAAACCACTTTGATTGATGATCTAACAGAGCAGAACTTGTTTAACAAGAACATGGTTAACCCCACGTTCTCTACTACATTATCAACAGATGAGAATAACCCAACCAAGTACATTATATTTGATCAGTCAGGTATAACACAGAATAGAACAGTTACGTTCCCTGATTTGAACGTTACAGTGGTTGGTACAGGAGCAACACAAACATTAACTAACAAAGTTTATAAAGGTGCTATTTTTGAGGATACAGCAGACGCAAGTAAGAAGATTACGTTTGCTTTAACCAATCTAAATAGTAATACAAACCTTAACTTTACCTTCCCAGAAGGTAGTTTGTTAGCACCTCTAAATAATGGTACCGATGCCAACGTTTTAGTAGCAGAAAGAGCAACACAAACTCTTAATGCTAAGACGATGGAGAACATGAGGATCAATAACCCAGAGGACGTCAATGGCGAAATCATTATTGATGCTTCAAACATCACAGGTGCAAGAACCATAGCGTTCCCAGACGGTGATGCAACGTTACTTTCTACTAACAACATTGATGCAGTGGGTGTTAGTTTCGGTGGACCATTATCAGCACCAACATTCGGAGGTAGACTTCGACTTCAAACATTTTTCCAGTCAGGATGGTAATTTAAAATGACAGCAGGAAGACTCGCTGCAAGCAACCCCAGCGCAACGACTAATACACTTTTATACAGAAGTGTGATTGACCAAACAGCATCAACAGTACTCACAGCAACTAATATAAGTGGTTCTGGTGTTACATATCGTGCTGCACTTCGTAATTATGATCAGATTCTTAAATTAGATGGTGACGAACCGTCCAATTTGGTATTTAATAAAGGAAACCCAGTATCAACCTATAAGTTGAAGATAACACCTGGAATTTCATTCGCAGCAGCATCACCAAACGCTGAACTTAACTCACAATCTGGTTCAAGAGCAAAGTTACTCGATGTATATAAGGATACTGCAACAATAAACAGATATGTAAAGGTAGAGAAGATAGCAAACTTTGAAGGAAGTTCTGAGACTTTAATAGGTACATTTCAAAATGGTGAAACAATTACTGGGGCAGTTTCAACATTTACAGCAACATTAAAACAGTTTGAAGCAACAACTGGACTGATATATGCAAGCATAGCAGACGTAGCACAAGGTGCAACATCAGTCAAAGTTTCTCGTAACACAGGTTTAGCAGAAGGCACTAAGTTAATGCTTTCAGAGAATGCTGTTACAACAGGAACCGAAATTATTACTATTGATACTGGTGGTATTGATACAGCGACTAACTCCCTGACTGTTACTCGTGGTGTATATGGTACAACAGCAAGTCCTATCTCTGGTGGACAGTATGCTAAGTCATTCATTGATTCAGCAACTGCATCAACAATTAACGAAGGTGCAACATTTACTGCTGCTGACGTTACACTAACTCTTACTGATGCTACTGGATTCTTAGAAGGTAGTTTCATTCGTATTGGTAACGAGATTTTAGCAGTATCAACAGTTGCTGGTAACGACTTAACAGTTATTCGTGGTCAGTATGGTACATCAGCAGTTGACCATAACGATGGATCAGCAGTTACACAAATGACTGACGCTGGTGATTATTATCTTAATTTCTTCACCGAATCAGAGGGTCTTCAAGGTGGAACTTCAAATGCTACTATCAGTTCTAACGTATCACAAAGTTCTAACTCTATTACTAACGCTGATAGATTTACTATCGCAGAAGGTTCAATAGGTGGTGTATATGAGTATCTAACTTTATCTAACCATAATAACGAAAGAGTTTATCGTTATGATCAGTCAGATAGTTCAAACGCTGGTCATCCATTCAGATTATCTGAACAGGCAGATGGTACACAGACACTAACAGGTGCTGAATATACAACTGGTGTAACGAAAGTTGGAACTGCTGGGTCTGCTGGTGCATACTTAGAGATTACTATTACATCAGGTACACCATTATCACTATATTCATACGCAGAACCAGCAGTAGCAAACACTGCTGATGGTAATGCAAACTATGGTTTCCAAATTGGTACAACACTAACACCTGACTATGAAGAGATATACATCTATGACGTAGCAGGAGAACCATGGGCAGCAGCACAAGCATTTGAAATTGGTGGCACAACATATACTGTACAGGCAAGTGGTGTTACTGTTGGTAAGTATGGGTATGTACACGAATGGAATCCAACACTTAACGAGTTAAAAATCTCGCTGGGTGTAGGATCATCAGCATTTGCAACAGGGGATCAACTTTATGATACACCTACACTTGTTGATGCTAATAGAACTATGGCAGAAGTTGTTGCTGGTAAAGTTCTTGCTATTGATACAGTTAGTGCTGCTAATGCAAGTAGGACTGCTGGAACATACTCTGGTTTATCTCCCACAGGTGGATCAGGATCAGGACTAAAAGTTGATATTGTAGTTGCAGCATCCACAGGTGCAGCGACTGTAACACTCGTAAATGGTGGAAAGAATTATGCAGACGGTGAAACACTAACAGTAACTGACGCTAACTTAGGTGGTGGTGGTGCTCCTAACCTTACATTTGCAACTGATGGTATCGGTGCGGGTGATGGTATTGGTGCAACATCAACAACATATGTGAAGACTGAGGATTACATACATTATGGCAAGGCAATCGCTGCAAACGCATCAGACAGAACAACTGGTATTGTAGTAGGACCTGGGCAAAATCTGGTCGTATGGGCATCAGATACAAACATAGCATTCCAAGTACAAGGATTTGAATCTGTTTCTGAGGATTACACTGTACTAGGTAACGCTAAGACCGCTGACTCTGGTGGTGGTGGTGCAACTCCATAATAAATAGAACATAAGGGAAACCTAGATGGCATTAACACGTCTTAAAAATATCATCACGTCGAGGACTGGTCGTATCATATACGTCAACCCCGACGACTTCGATGCATCGGATGCTTACGACAATAGAGGTAACTCAGCGTTACGTCCGTTTAAGACGTTGCAACGTGCTTTTTTAGAAGTAGCAAGATTTTCATACAGAGTTGGTCTAAGTAATGACGAATTCGACGCATTCAGTATATACCTATATCCCTCAGAGTATGTTTTAGATAACAGACCTGGGGTTGCTGACTTTAATGACGTACAACCGTTTGATGCTAACTCAAACTTTGATCTAACATCTTCAAGTAATGTACTTTATAAATTCAATTCAGTTCGTGGTGGCATTATATGCCCCAGAGGTGTGTCAGTCGTGGGATCCGACCTCAGAAGAACTAAGATTGTACCTAAATATGTACCGTATCCAACAGTCCAAGGATCCCTTGGTATAACTGCGGTTAACGAACCAGGACCAACAGCGATATTCAGATTGACTGGTGGTTGCTATTTCTGGCAGATGTCATTCTTTGATGGTGACAACAACGGTGTATATTATCGTGGTGATGATATTGGAACTATTGCTCCAAACTTCTCACATCATAAGGTCACATGTTTTGAGTACGCAGATGTACCTGACCTAAACTTATACTACCAAAAGATTTCAAAAGCATATGCTACAATTCCTGACTCATCAGGTGTAGTTGCACAAGACCAGTTACAGGCAAGAATTGAAGAGAACAGGATCGTTGGTCCTATTAGTGATGAATTTGCTATATCACAAATTATCAGAAATGGACAAACAGCGACAGCGTTCACAGTCGACGAACTCGGTAATCCGAAGAATCATGGATTCTCCGTGGGTGTCGCTGTTAATATATCTGGGGTTACTGGTCCTACTGAGCAGGATCAGCTCCTCTATAATGGTTCATTCTTGGTAACGTCTGCACAGGGTAACCAGTTTACTTATCAGATGTCATCTGAACCTAGTGGTAACGCTATTGGTTCTAACATACTTGTTAAGGTTGAGATTGATACTGTTGACTCAGCGTCACCATATGTGTTCAACTGTTCACTAAGATCTGTTTGGGGCATCAATGGTATGCACGCAGATGGAGCATTTGCAACTGGTTTCAAATCAATGGTTGTTGCTCAGTTCACTGGTATCTCACTACAAAAAGACGATAGAGCATTTGTTGTTTATAACCAATCAACTGGACAATATGAACCACAGGCAGCGGGTTCTGGTGCACACATTAATGGTTTCGCAGAATATAGAAGAGGATGGCGACATGTACACATACATGCATCTAATGACTCATTCATACAGGTCGTTTCTGTGTTCGCTGTGGGATTTGGAGATCACTTCTTCTCAGAGAGTGGCGGTGACTTATCAATCACCAACTCTAACTCAAACTTTGGTAACACATCACTAAGATCAAAAGGATTCAAGGCAGCAGCATTTACGAAAGATAAGGCAGGACAGATAACACACGTTATACCACCAAAAGGATTGAGTGATGTATCAGAGGTATCAATTAACTGGGTTACCATTGATATTACTGCAACAAAAGCAGAAGCAGATGCATCAAGACTATACTTATATGGTTACACATCAGAGTTAGGTAAACCACCAAGTAAGATACAGGGTTATACTATTGGTGCTAGACGTGATGACGTTAATACACCTGATCAGATATATGTTGCTCTTGTAGCATCAGGTGCAAGTGAACCCACAACACACTATGCACATATATCCCCAGCAGGACCAACAGTTACAGGTACAAAAGCGGGTGATGATGATTCACCATTGAAGTTTGATAGTAACAGAAGTCAGTGGTACTTACAGGTTGACAACGCAAACAACACAATATACACAACACTACAAGCGAACAGCATATATCAGAACTTAGGATTCACACCTACTACATTCATTAGAAGGGTGCCCGATGCAAGAGACCTTAATGACAGAACATATAGATTTAGATATGTACTAGACAAGGATGCATTCCCTATACCAAGACCACCTATTACTGGTTTCGTTCTACAACCTAGATCCAGCGAGTCAAACTCACCAGCATATAGTAAAACTTACTACATCTATGATGTAGAAACATACCAGACATTTGAACGTGGTGTTACAGATGGTATATACTACTTGACATTCCTGTCAGCGTCAGTATCCCCAGGTGCTACTAACTTCAATGACTTTGAGTTCTCTCAACAGACAGTGGACATATATCCTGCATTTGACAGAGACAACCCAGTTGCAGACCCAGCAGCAGCAGTTTCGGTTGCAGACTCAGAGGTATTAGGATTGGTTAGGACAACTGATGGTGCAACACCAACACCTAACGAGAACACACAGTTATCAATTACTAAGGAGACTACACAGTTCTTCTTACAAGAGACAGAGAATAACTTAGGATATACAACCACAGTCAACACACTAACAGGTATAGTTGTTACTGCTAGACTAGGAGATGAAGAAGAGAGAAAGATACCACTTAAACTAAATCCAGACAACTCAGTAGCACCTTTACAGGTAGAACTGAGACGTTACTCTATCCTTAGAGCGTCAGGACACACGTTTGAGTATCTTGGTTTCGGGCCAGGTAACTACTCAACAGCGTTCCCATCTACTCAGGTAGAGGTTCTAAGTCCAGAGCAAGTCAGACTGTCACAGTCATTGAAAGAAGCAGCGGGTGTTGCTTACTACTCTGGTGTTAACAGTGATGGAGAACTATTCGTTGGTAACCAAGTTATCAACCCAGTTACAGGTCAGATCACTAACGAAGATATCGCTCAGTTAAACGTCCTCGGTGAAGAGGGAACTACGATTGAGACGTTCTCTGAATTAGTATTGACTGATAAACTGACTGTAATTGGTGGAGCATCTAACCAGTTAGAATCTGTATTCTCAGGTCCTGTAACGATGCAGAAGAAACTGACATCACAGGATGAGATTCAGTCTCTTAAATTCACTTATAGTAATGATGATGGTACTGTACTAAAACAAACATTCCTAGCAAATGAACTTGCTGGTGTACCCGATCTCGCTGCTGGATTAGCATTCAACAATGGCGACATATGTTATAACATAGACTGGTCACCAGGGGCATCCCTTGGTTGGGTTTATGATGCTGGCACATGGTATAAGATCGGATTGAGTGATACAGCACCGATCACATCACAAAGATATAGTGGTGTAACTCATTATGGTATTGGTATGGCACCTGACGCTTCAAATAGATTGAAGGTCAGTGGCAACACATTCTTCTCTGGTAACATAGATGTTACTGGAACTTATGGTGCTGCCGATAAATATAGATTGGCGACTGGTCTTGCGAATAACAATAACGGTGTAACATATAGTGGAAATGGATCCACAGTTACATTTGCTATATCACCAGGGCACACCGCATTCTCTGTATTGGTATTTTTAAATGGTGTTGCCCAAGTCCCAGGTGTAGACTACACTGTGACTGGTAACGCAGTTGATTTTAGTATTGCTGGGGCAACAATCCCTGCATCAGGTGATGTGATTCAAATTCGTGAATTAGTAATCTAAGGTAGAATCTAATGTCAACCAAAATAATTGGTAATCAGATTAGCGATGCGACAAGAGCAATTATTACTGCCCTTACTGTCACAGAGCAAGTCAACTTACCTAACTTAAATCAAACACAAATCAATGCACTTGGAACAGTTGCGTTAGGTACTATCATATACAACTCTTCTGAAAAGATATTCCAAGGATACTTACCTGATGTTAACGGACCAGGGTCACCAGGGTGGGATGACGTTGGTGGTGGTGGACCGAGTATTGGTGAAGACTCAATCATTAGAACTAATGGTAATACTATTTCTGAGAACCTAACAATAGGACCCAGTGCTAACAATGGTACTGAGTTTACTAACGGTTTTACTGCTGCTCCTATTACAGTTGCAAACGGTTACACTGTTACTATTGAGACTGGTGCAACATGGACTATTATTGGTCCTGACGAAGATTTAAGTGCATACAGATACTATAACAACTTAGGTATTAACCAACATTTAAGAATGGTTCCTGGCTCTACATTTGAGTTTGGACAAACAAAAGAAAGAATTCTATCATTTGCTAAGTCATCTACTGTAACTGTGGATCACAGTTTAGCAAACGTATTTGAAACCAAAAACCCAACAGGGTATAACGGTAACATTACTATCAATTTTAATAATGTACCTAATGAGTCTGGCATCATGTACAACGGATCAGTGCTTATATACCAACAAAATGGTAATGGTGCTGTTACATCTGTACAAGTAAATGGTAGTACAGCAAACACTAAATTTAATGTAGATGACTTGACCCCAGCAGAATATGCGAACTCATATCAGTGTATGTTCTACTTAGAGGGTTCTCAGTGGACTTGTTTTGTCATGGTAACCGCATTCGCTAATTAATTATTATGCCTATTGGAACCAATAAACTTATGCAACAAGGTGGTGGAGGAGGAGACTCTACACCATACATTGCTGCATCTGGTGGATCTCTCTCAACTGGTTCTCATAGTGACGCAGCAAATTTACCACTTACACTACACTCATGGCAGTCTAGTGGTACAAGCACATTCAGTATAAACGATATATCAGGTACAGGAGAAGGTATCATCTATGTATGGGCATGGGGTGGTGCAGGAGGAAATGGTGGACAAGGTGGAAATGGTGGTGGGTCTGGTGGATTCGCATTTGGAAGTTTTCAAGTAACAGCAGGACAAAGTTTTAGAGTCGCAGTCGGTGGTGGCGGTGGAAATGGTAGTGGTTGCTATGGTTGTTGGGGAGCAGGAGGAGCAGGAAGTAATGGAAGTTCATGGTGTAATGGAGGACAAGGAAGGTATGCAGGATGTCGAGGATGTTCCGCTGGTGGCGGGGGTGGCGGTGCTGGCACCGTCTTATACAATGGTACCGAAGCATTTGGGAATATATGGTTAGTCGCTGGCGGTGGCGGTGGCGGAGGTGGTCGCGAAGGTTGCGGTGGTGCAGGACAAGGTGGTGGTGGAAATCAAAACGGTCAAGGTGGTTCGTGCAGTGCAGGAGGAGGTTCCTGTTGTGCAAACGGTGGTGGTGGAGTAGGTTCTAATGGACGCCCAGGTGGAGATCGCTCTGGCGGTGGCGGTGGCGGAGGAGGTTACGCAGGCGGTAACGTCGGTGGAGACCCAGGATGTGACTGTCATGGTGCAGCAGGCGGTGGCGGTGGATCTAACTTCGTTATTGGATCAGCGTTAGATTCAAGAACTGCTGCTGGAAACTACGGTACCGCAGGGGAATCTGGTCACTCATTCAGAAACAATGCAGGAAACAGAAATGGTGGTACAGGTCGAATTGTTATTGGTTACGAGAGGCAAACTTAATGGAATTTACTAACATTGACAATGGTGGTGTCGACACCATCACAGACGTACAACGTCACACACATTTCAATTTCATCATAGATATTGATAAGCAGAGTATTATGATCTCTCGCTCTATATTTCATGCACCAAATATACAGTGTCATGTTGGTGCTATCAAGAACGGTAGTAATGGATCTATTTTTACTGAATATGATAACCTTAAATATGGTATAGACATCATAAGACAGAAAGATAAGGCAAGTATCTATTCAATTACACATGATGGTCCAACATCATCAGATCAATCATGTTTCGAGGAAATATGGATCAGTGGTTTTACTGACGGTGACCATATAGAAGAAGGCACTAATCTATATGATGCAACATTCTGGTTCTGTGAAGGCGAAGGTGCAGTCGTAGAACAGAAAATTGTATTCAATATACAACCATGTAATCATGACACCCCAGGGACTTTTGAACGTTCATCTATAAATAAGATGATATATAACCCAGGGTATTATCCTACTGACGAAGAGTGGGAAGCACATCAAAAGTATTTGGAAGATGGGGCAACACGTCCTATCGCTCCTAATTAGATAAATAAAAGAAAAGGTATCAGATGACGCAGTTAACAGTTGCACAAGTTAAAGACCTTAGTAATCAAGGCGGTATGTCGTTCTCAAACGGGACGATAACTGCTAATGGTACCCTTAATGTAACTAATATTGTTATAAATGGAAATGTATCAGGTTCATCAGGTTATATTGTTCCATCACAGTCAGGGCAATCAGGATCCTTTTTAGGTAATAACGGATCTACAATAAGTTGGGTTGGAAACTCAACAAACAAAGGTATTCCAAATGGAATCTCAGTATATAATGGTAACTCTACATGGAATAAACCAAGTGGAGTAAAAAGGATCTGGGTTAAATGCACAGGTGGTGGTGGAGGTGGTTCTGGATATGGTGAATCTGGTGCTGCTGGTGCCCATACAGAATCATTTGTTGATGTGAGTAACATCAATAGTATTTCAGTAACAGTTGGTGGTGCTGGTAGTGGTACTGGTTATAATGGTCGTGGTGGAAATGGTGGTACATCATCATTTGGTAACTATTGTTCATCAGGTGGTGGTCAAGGTGCCAACAGACGACAACAACATGATGGTTCCACAGGTGGTAATCCCAACCAAGGTTCAGTAAGAATCTATGGTGGTTCATCACAGGGTCATAGAAACCCACCAGGGTTAGGACATGGTGGTTGTTCATTCTGGGGTGGTGCTGCACCAACATCCCATAGACAACAACAATGGGCACAGCGACATAGAGCACATGCTGCATATGGAGCAGGCGGTTCATCAGGTAGAAACAGTGAACGTGGTGGAGACGGACGTCAAGGAATCGTAGTTGTCTACGAATTTATTTGATATAAATAACAACGAAGGAGATTTAGTACCCAATGAGTACCCTCAAAGTAACATCAATTAGAGACCTATCAGGTTCTGGTGGATTAAACCTAAGTTCTGGTTCCATCACAGTGAACGGTACTCTTACTGTAAGCAACATTAATATTAACGGAACAATAGCAGGGTCATCTGCACAGGTTATTCCGTCAGTATCAGGACAGTCAGGTAAATTCTTGACTACAAACGGTAGTACAATGTCATGGGGTACTATCGAATCAGGTGGTGGACCAAAATCCATTTCAGTGTATAATGGTAATAGTACATGGAATAAACCGTCAGGTATCAAACGTATCTGGGTTATGTGTACTGGTGGCGGTGGCGGTGGATCAGGTTATGGTGAATCAGCGGGTGCTGGTGCACATACAGAATCCATAGTCAACGTTGAGAATATCAACTCTATCTCTGTTACCGTTGGTGGTGCGGGTGGTGGAACTGGTTACTCAGGTCGTGGTGGTAACGGAGGAACTTCATCCTTTGGTAACTACGTCTCATCTGGTGGTGGACAGGGTGCTAACAGACGTCAGCAGCATGAAGGTGCTACTGGTGGAAACCCAAACCAAGGTTCAGTAAGAATCTATGGTGGTTCTGGTCAAGGACACAGAAACCCACCAGGGTTAGGTCATGGTGGAACATCTTTCTGGGGTGGTTCTGCTCCTACATCACATAGACAGCAGCAGTGGGCACAACGTCACAGAGCACATGCTGCATATGGAGCAGGAGGTAGTTCGGGTAGAAACTCTGAAAGGGGTGGAGACGGACGCCAAGGTATTGTTGTAGTTTACGAATTCGATTAACAATGGGAAAAAGAGCATTAGTCCGTGCAGACGGATTTATTACAGACATCGTTGAAGCAGGAAGCGAATTCGAGGTCTACACAGGTCCAGGGTCATCTATGAAATGGATGGATATACCTGACGAAGCATCTAACTTATGGAAGTTAGAATTAGGAGAGTGGATTCCAGATTTTGAATACCACGACCCAGAATTAGTTCGCCAAGTAAGTTATGGCGACCCAGGGTTGCAACTTTCTATGATCTATAATGACATCAAGAATGGTACATTAGATCAGACAGGTGAGTTTTTCACTCACATCAAGAAAGTTAAAGAAGAGTGCCCGAAAGTAGAGTATCAAGAAGTAGAAGTACTAGATGAAATGAGTGGCGAAACTCACATGGAGACACAGAAAGTGTTACCAGATGAACCATTCCCACATGATGAATCAATGCCTGCATGGATGGGTCCAGAGGAAATGCCAGAAGAAGTACAGATAGAATTTAAGATAGGAAAATACGATCCAAAGAACGAAGAACAAGTACCTGACGTTTAACTTACATAATGCAAATTCGTAATGTACTCATTGTGGGAGGTGGTACCGCAGGATGGATGACTGCTACTGCCTTAGTGAAACTTTGCCCACATATTAAAACCAGTCTAATAGAGTCGAAAGATCAACCCATCATAGGTGTAGGAGAGTCTACCCTTGGGCAGATCAACGACTTTTTTGCGTTATTAGACTTAAATGATGAAGAATGGATGAAGGAGACAGGAAGCACATATAAATCCAACATAAGATTTACTGATTTCTATAAGAAAGGAGAGACATGGGATTATCCCTTTGGTAAATCTACTATTGTAGAAGATCTACCACATGGGTGGATGTCGTGGTTTGCTCTGAATATAGAGAAACCAGAGAAGTTTACAAGAGACACATTTGCTCGATCTATGAATATCATAGGTCATCTAGCATATGCTAATAAACTTACAAGATGTGATAAGTTTCCTTTCGATCATGATACTGCATATCATATGGACGCAGTTAAGTTTGGTCAGTGGTTACGAGATAATAGATGTCAAGAAGTAAATCATATGTATGGACACATCACAGGGTGTGTAAAAGATGAACGTGGTAACATTGACGTATTATATGCAGGGAATAAAGAACTAAAATATGATCTGTATATAGACTGCACAGGGTTTAACTCAGTATTATTAGAAGGTATCATGGACGTGCCTTTTAAATCATTTCATGTAAATGAAGGTGGTTGTTTATTAAATGACACAGCAGTTACATGTCATATGCCACATGAACAACCACACTTGGAAGTTACTAATACAACTACATGTACAGCAATAGACAATGGTTGGGTCTGGGACGTACCATTATGGGAGAGATCAGGGTGTGGTTATGTACACTCAAAAGATTTTGCAAAGAATCCAGAAGAAGAACTATATCAATACCTAGTTAGAAGAAGTGGTAAGTATAGGGCAGACCAAGCAAAGTTTAGGACAGTACCATTTAGAAATGGTAAGCATGAAAAAGCATGGGAGAAGAATGTAGTAGCAGTTGGGTTAGCAAACTGTTTTGTTGAACCATTAGAAGCAACAGGACTATTGACAACACATGAACAGATCATTAGAATCTGTAACACTTTGAAAGGTAGAGAGGGATTTGTACCCAAAGTTGAAGCAGATATGCTAAACTTAGTGAATGATCTTGAAATAGAAGGATTCAAGAATTTCATTGCTGCTCATTATGCCTTTTCTGCTCGGGAAACACCCTATTGGCAAACCGTAGCAAATGATGTAGAATATGATTTTACGACTGCATCACTAGATAATCTATTTGTTAAATATAGTTCTGAAAAGCATGTTTCCTATGAATGGTCTGGCGATCAAAACTATAATGACGGACTTAGATACATAGGAGCAGGCATGGGTTTTAATCCCCTAAATAAACATACATTGAAACTTACCCGACTACAAAATCAACTATCAGAAGCAGCGGACAAAATTGAACTTGACAAAGCAGAGTTGTTATTTGACGGTTGGAACAAAGCAATGTATCATTGGTGTGATGATCTACCCTCGTCATACGAATTCCAAAAGCAAACTATTTACAGTTAATTATGACAGTACCACCATTAGACGTAGTATTACCTGACGGAGAATCCTCAGAACTGCCCGAATTGCCTGAGCAAATTACAGAGGTAGATACTGCACAAGAAGCAGTTAAATCATTTGATGATCTCTGGTTAAATTTACGCTATCAGCATAGAGAAAAGTATAACGAATATACTGAACTACAAGCATCACTATCTGCTATGAACTTTGAGTCAGCAGAGACAAGAGTTGACTTCACTAGAATGAATGAAATGCGTGATGATATTGTTAAACTAGAAGGTGGTTTAGAAACATTAAATCTATACAGAACCCTAGTGTTAGGAGTAGAAGCAGAACCTTGGTTAGAGATTGACATCCAAGAAAAACGTAAGAAGATTAAAGTTAGAACTAACTCTAAGTATTCTAAGAAAGGTGGAGATTATGCCAAGTATGCTAACTGGGAAGCAGATGCAACAGCAACTAATGCTGACGTAAACATTCCTAAGTAAATGATGAATCTTGATTATATTTTTCCCACACCAATTTGGTGGGTTGATTTAAAGATTGACGTGCAAAAAATGCAGGATATTTGTTACGAAGTAGCAAGTACTATGGAGGGTAAAGCACGAAGTAATCGGGGTGTATTGAATTATCAATCCCCTGATTTTATGGGAGAACAAGTAATCGAAGATTTAGATAATGGAACTCATGTAGATGAGTTTGGTTTATTATTGAAAGATATTAAATCAAATGCACTAGATTGTTATAAAACATTTGGTCCAATGTCTACTGAATTATCATTTGCAAATGCGTGGATTAATATAAATGGAAATGGTGGATATAACGAGGTACATACACACCCAGGGTGCGTAATATCTGGTGTATATTATGTTAAAGTACCAAAGGAAGGTGAACCAGGGAGGATATGTTTTCACCGTGATGGTACTGATGGTTATGTATTACATAGTCTCGGTGTAGCAGAAGATATGAGTACAGCAGAAGTACCTCATACCAGTAGTACTTGGTCTTATCCACCACAAGAAGGTAGGTTAATCTTGTTTCCTGCTTGGTTAAGTCATGGAGTTAGAGAGAATGAAACTGACGAAGATCGTATTAGTATTTCATTCAACTTAGTTCCTAAAAGATCAAAACAAGATCTGTTGAATATTGTTAGAAACAATGCTACTTAATGTATTCCCAACACTCATACGATTCGGTACGATAACACCCTCTGAGAGCGACCTAGAAGCGTCTCTGGGCATCTTAAATGCCTATTTTGCCCTATCCAATAGAGCAGACTATGGTTTAGAATCTGGACTGTCTACTGGTTCACAACGTGGTGGTAAAGAGTTGTTCGATCATGAAGAACTAGACTGGTTGACACACCCTATCATGGTAGAAGCAGCAGACTATTGGAGGAATGATCTAAACTATCGTAGAGACTGGCACATATATTTGGATAGTATGTGGAGTAATAAGCACAGCGAAGGAGATACTACTGGGGTGCATTGTCATAAAGGAGGTAGAGGTAAGTCAGATGTATCAGTAGTATATTATTTACAGAAACAAAAAGGTGCAGGCAATATAGAATTTAAGAATCCATTAGAACAAATATGGAGAATGTTACCACTCAATGAAGATTATGATGATTGGGTAAGAGACGACTATTATCATCAAGGAGTACAATATGATTGGCAAGAAATAGATGCAGAATCATATAATTATATAATATTTCCCTCATGGTTAAAGCATAGAACTCAACCAGCAAGAGGAGATAGAATTGCTATTAGTTTTAATGTAGCGGGTTGTTCTATTGAACCAGCGGAGAGAGATTTTGAATAGACTTATACTTCCATTTTTAAATCCTAATCTATTTGTATGTGGAGATAAACCAAAAGTATGGAGAAACGCATTACCTGACCCTACACAGTATGTGAATTGGGATACAGTTGCACATTGCTTTAATAATCCTTGGTATTATAGAACTCAGATATTAAATAAGAACGGAAGAAGATTGATGTTACCAGAGAAGTTTGAAGTCTGGTATGAGAAGGGAGTACCTCGCAAGGAAGAATTATTCGCAGCAATTAATGAAGGATATACATTTATTATTGAACAGTATGGACACTATAATTCAGCAGTAGATAATCTATTAGAAAATATAGAATCAGTATTTGACTGTAATTGTGATGCACATATATTTGGAGCAGCAAAACCAGATAGCACATCATTTGGTTCGCATTGGGACATACCACCAAACTTTATATGTCAGATAGAAGGAGAGACACATTGGAATGTATTTGAAGAGCGTTGTTCAGCACTCGTAGAAATGACTGATGAACCATATCTACCTGATAAGGCAGGGCAAGAGTTAAACGTGGCATTAGATGTTACACTCAAAGCGGGAGACGTCATGTACATACCCGCTAGGACATATCATAAACCATTTCCTAGTGGTAAACGATTGAGTATGTCTATACCTTGTATGTACCCACTTGATGTAGAGAGTGATAGGAAGCAATATGTTATCGAGTAGTTGTTTTCCATTGCCTGATCCTATGATGGATCAGATCGAGGAGATAGTAACCTCGCAGACATTCCCTTGGTACTTGTTAAAAGAAACAACGTTTGCTGATGAACAAGCAACACCATACGCAGGAGTATATGATAACAATAGTTTCTCTCATGTACTGGTGATGAACTATGAAGTTGTTAGTCACCAGTATGATCTATTTGAATCAGCATTAAGATTAATAGCACACAGAGCAAAGCAACCATTTACTGACATATACAGAGTCAGGTTAGGGTGTCTGTTACCTGATAACCTACCACACCATTGCCCTCATGTTGACTTTGAAGAACCACACACCACAGCATTATATTATGTGAACAAAAGTGATGGAGACACATACTTTTTTCCTGATGAAGATAAGTATGTCAACAAGGTAAACATACACATACCACCAGAGAGAGGTAAGATGATAGTATTTGATGGACTACAAAAGCACGCAAGTAGTAGTCCAAGCAAGGGGTACAGGATAGCACTCAATGTTAACTTCAAACCAAGGGTCACATAATGCCTATTTTGCCCAAATTGTCTTGAATTTATGACAGTTTTGTGGTAAACTGTTTGAGTATGTGGTTAAATAAACATATACGCATAACCCAGTATGCAACTATGTTTCCTAAATCCGCTATTCTGACGTCAGAGCAAAAGAAACTCGTACGTCACGCTCTTTTTGCCTTACAGAAAGAGTATTACAATAAGATGGGAGAAATCCCACCCGCTAAACTAATCTTATTAGATGAAATTGCAACAGCATTGCACCTTAGAGATGAATACTTATGATGATTTCCTTGAAGAGGACTATCATCAAGAGTTATTGTCTATCCTCACAGGGTGGGAGTTCCCTTGGTTCTACCAGAATACTCTAACAGCAGGCAGTCTTGACGTCTCAGCACTAGGGTTCAACCACTGGTTGAGTAATGAAAATGACCCAGAATTTTCTGAGTTAGTATTAAAAATGCAAGAGAAAGTAGGGGCAAAAGAGTGTTATAGAGCAAGATGTGACATGACAATGTATAATCCAAAAGGATATAGACATGACTTTCATACTGATGCTAAACAACCACACCGAGTTTGTATATATTATGTGAATGATAGTGATGGAGATACTATAATAATGGGAGAGGATAATTCAATACATAGAGTCACACCCAAAGCAAACAGAATGATTACCTTTAATGGTAAACATTTACACACAGGTCACAGTCCTCAACTACATAAATGTCGTATCTTGATTAATGCAAACTACTCACTTAACTGATAAAGTAATACCACTATTCTCTACACCTGTATTTGTAGAGGTAGGTAAAGATATGCCTGATGTTATCCCTAACATTAAGGATTTAGAATATCATAATTATTCTAATAGGCATAAAGGTGGAGAACAAACAACCAACATGAATATACTGGACACATTACCAGAACTAACAGAGTGGTTAAGTCCATTTGTTAAAGAGTATGTGTATGGTGTCATGGGGTGTGATACTAAGAATGATATAGACATACCTTGTTCATGGGTCAATAGACATAAGTTTCAAGATAAATCACATGAACATAATCATAGAAACTGTTTATATTCTGGAATAGTATATTTGGAGTGCGAACCTAACGGTGGTGATTTGGTATTCACCAACCATAAATTTGAAATGATAAGTCCAGACAAGACACACCATAACATATACAATAGTATGAAGTGGACTATCAGACCAGAGAAGGGCATGGTTATTATGTTCCCTAGTGACCTATTTCATTTTGTAACAGAGAACCTATCAAGTGAGATAAGATACTCGTTAGCATTTAATATGATGTTACGAGGAAAGTTTGGCAATCCCTCGTCATTCATAAACCTATGAGTACACCTTTATTCATTTCAGAGAGCATACCATTGGAAATCAGAGACATACTAAAAGCACTATCAGTTGGTAGTAAAGCAAGATGGCAAGGATTTGAAGGCACTATTGGATTTGTGAGTGATGACTACATCACATTAATATTAAGAGAGATACCTGACGAGAATACCAGATATGGATATAGAACAGTCAGTCTATTAGTCAGGCGGTGTGACTGGGAAGAACTAGAACTAGACCCAGTACACTTTAAGAGAGTGAGAGCATATAGAGGTAAGATCAATGACCACGCAGGCAATGATATGATGCCAGAGATAGACAAAAGATAAACTGTCACAAGGGGTTGACTACTGTTCAATCTATGCACTATACTAAGGAATATTATATTATTATTGAGTTGACAATTACATTACGACCACATCAACAGCGAGCATTCACAGCAATGCGTGAGAACAACAAAGGTTCAGTTATAGTACCCACAGGTGGTGGTAAGACTATGGTTATGATTGAACACGCTCGTATGACATATTGTCAGAACTCAGTACCTAAAACTATTGTAGTGGTTGCACCTCGCATACTACTAGCAAATCAATTATGTTCAGAGTTTCTAGAACAGAACCTAGACGGTTGGTACAATCAGTCTATCGAGGTTATACATTGCCACTCAGGAGAGACTCACTTCAAGTCAACTACTAAGACTGAGCAATTAGAGGAGTGGTATCACAATACACCTAAGAACCTTATCATATTTACTACATATCATTCATTACACAAGATTACAAATAGTCTTGATATTGAAGTTGACGTAGCATACTATGATGAAGCACATAACTCAGTTACTAGACGATTCTTTGATGGTACTCAGGCAATGAGTCACAGATCAAGACAATCATATTTTTTCACAGCAACACCTCGTATAGCACATCAACATGAGCGTAGTATGACTAACGAGAAAGTATATGGTAAGACACTTATCAATGTACCCGCACCAGAACTCGTAGAGCAAGGTCATATACTACCACCAACTATCGTACCGTTTGAAGTTGATGCAACTAGAACCAGAGAAAATTGTCATGAAGTAGATGCAGAGTCAGTTGATGATATTATTGATACACTAGATGATACACACGCATCTAAGGTACTTGTAGCAGTTCCTAGTAGTGGTACGTTGCAAGGTATGATCTCTAAGACCACTCTATTGTATCGCTTGTCAGAGCGTGGATACGACACCTTACACATCACATCTAAGTTCGGTGCTATCATCAATGGTAAGAAGGTATCAAGAGAGTATTTCTTTGATACTCTTACATCATGGGGTAGAGACCCAGATAAGAAGTTTGTTATCTTTCACTATTCTATTCTTAGTGAAGGTATCAATGTTCATGGACTGACCCATTGCATCTTGTTAAGAAACCTTAACGTAGTTGAAATGGCACAGACTATTGGTAGAGTTATACGTCTAGATAAGAGAGATAGTAACAGGTTGCAGAGTGGAGAACTAACACCTTGCAAGTGGTCACTATATCATAAACCTACTGGTTACATTACAGTTCCAGTACACAAGACATCTAAGAGAACTATCAAGAGACTAGAATTAGTTTGTGATAGTATCTTTAACAAAGGAGAACCACCACTTAGTATTGTTAGATGAGTCAAATCTGTACATTATTTCCACAATTCTATTATCATGGAGAGGTAGAGAAACATCAACAGTTAAAAGATAAACTATTATCTGAATTAACTGTTGATAAACTATCTCAACCAAAGGAGTGGAATTGTAGTGTTCAATCATCATTTGAAACTGATAACAATTTCTCATGGGATTATTTTTATGAGTGCATTAAACCTAACTTGTTAGATATGCACCAACAATTAAAAGGTAATCCATTGCACCAGTTTAATATGACCGAAGCATGGTTAAACAAATATGAGCGAGGAGATAGTCAAGAAGTACACACCCACATAGGTGCTGATAACACAACTTTCTCATGTTCATATTTTGCCCAATATGCCCCTAATGACGCTAGATTTTTGTTCTATGACCCAGATCAAACTAAACATTTAGGAGAGTTCTCTAAACATTATGGTGGAGTGGTAAACACATGGTTTCCTGATGTACAAGAAGGAGATATAATAATATTTCCCTCATGGATACATCATCAAGTAGAACCACATAGGTCAGACACCACACGCATTACAGTATCAGCAAACTTTAAAGTAACATCATGACATATAGCACAAGTGACGTCAGAGTAATTGACGGATATTTCCCAGACTGGTTAATAGATGACGTAGGTAAATACTTGTCAACTGATTTCCCTATGTACTATAACAATACACCATACGGAGACTATAAGAAAGCAAGATTCTGGGGTAATACTGTTATCAGGGATAACGAGTTTACAGGAGAGACACCTTGGTATTGGTTTTTTGCTTATCTTAATGAATGTATAATGAAAGATATATGTAAAGACCTACCTTTAAGTCATATCCATAGAGTTTTAGTCAATGCTCAACACCCACATCAAGTGAGTCAGACACATACAGATTTTAACCATAAAGCAACAAGTATCATATACCACGCATACGGTCAGAGTGGCGATACAACATTTGCTGACGGTCACAGAGTGCCATTTAGAGAAGGTAGGTTAGTTATATTTGATTCCCAAAAGGAACATGATGGCGAACCACCTAGTGAAGATATAAGAATAACACTAGGAGTAATTGCACCACACAAAGGTGTGTCAGTATATTAAGTGTCACATAGTTTGTTGAAATCGTACGACAATCATATAATATAGAACTATCAAACTATTTCAACCACTATGTCAAGAAAAGAATTTGAACTCATGTATGATGCTTTCAAGAACTATCATATCTACATGACACCAGAACAAAAAGAATTAGCAGAACAATTATTGAATAGAGGTTTCTACAATACAGGTGCATCAAAATGATGTATCCAGATATAAGAGACTTTCATAAACTTCAAGGTAAGAAAGTTGACATCAAACTATCATGGGAACAACTCAATGATATTATGTACTACCTAGAATGGAAACTAACAGACATATCTGAATCAGGTAATGATCTAGAATTTCCAGAGGTAGAGGAAGCAATGCAATCACTTGAAGAACAACAGTATCAAATTTACAAACAGGGGTGCGAAGCATGAAGCATACAATCACACTAGATGACATGGAAATCACAGCACTCAATATCCTATTAGAAGGGGAGAGTGAGATTATGGTAGAGTCTAGACTCAATACTACTGGCAATGTTAATCCAGATAGACGAGAGATCTTAATAAATCTAGTTTATACCAAAGTCTTTGATGCCTGTTGGAAAGCAGATAAAGACCCGAATAACGATTATGACTTAATGAAAAACTATGATAGGGTTCTAGCGTGACAGTTATATTACTGGCACACTACTTGTTTAAATCGTAGAATTATACCTTTATAATGATTATATACTTCAACCACAAAGCAATGGACACAATTACAAACAAAAGACAACTTGATGATTTTGTTGATTATGTATGGTCATTCTATGGTAGTGATGATGATTCACTCTATCCAATAGAAGGACTAACAAAGTTATTAATCCACAAAGCAACTTCTATATACTTCAAAGCAATTATCTCATCAAGAGGTAACATCACATGGGGAGACGGAGACTCACTTGATAGAGAGCGTGTAAGAGATATATTAACTGGTGTTATGGGCATGACCATAGACTACAACCCACAAAAGGGAATTACAGTTCAAGATTTAAAGGATTTAGCACTATGATTGAATTAACACATGATGAAATCCGTAGAGCATCTACTACTAAACTACGCAATATTCTTAAAGAGGATATTGACGTAGATCTAGATGACATGATTAACTATGAACTTTATATTAGGGAGTTTAGTTAAATGACTAGATTATGGGAATACCCAGAGGAAAATCCCTATGGAGAGTGTACTTATGATGGTAAAGTTGAAGTTTATTATAACATGACTTCATTCTTAGATGATGCAGAAGTACATCAAATTTGGGAAATTGTGGGTAAAGCAATGGACAGAAAAGGTATTGTCACAACAGACAATGAACAACTCTCAGTAAGAGTGTATGATGAAATTAATTCAGAGGACAATGATGAATAGATCAAAACTTGAACAACTCATTACTGATTTTGTAATAGAGAATAATCTTGATGCTTCATTTGTACAACAAACAGAAGGATTAACATACGTTAGATTTACAGTAGAAGAGGACAATCATGAATAGTAATCAGATCAAAATTGAAACATTCGATAAGTACATCATGCGAGGTGGAGATCAATCACTCTCAAATATAGAGGACTTATGTGAATATGGTTTCATGCTATTAGGTGCTGAACCAAATGATGAAAATGTATTCAATGACGTAGTTATTGGAACTATTCAGAAACTAACACAAAATTTGACTTAACATTATTATTAGAGTATTATGGAAGTTGTTATTCAACCTATGAATCTATTTGAATCAGAAATTTGCGTAGATTGTGGAAAACCTTGTCACATGGGTTCGGGAAGATTTGTTAATCGTTATGCTTACTACGGAGACGAGGTAGAAGGTTGGCGGTGTGGCGAATGTTCAGCAGAACTAGATAGGTTACAGGAAGAAATTGGAGGATTTGAATGAAACCCTATTTTTTATACATCTTAATCGGACTTGTATTTTTATCACTCATTAGAACATCATTTAAAATTGATAGGAGTGAAAGAAACAATAGATTATACGAGGAATTATGCAAAGTAGATCAGGAGTATTGTAAATGATAACACCAGAATCTAACGGTTACTTCACTAAAACAAGTGATAAACAATACGATAGAAACAAGTATAAGATTAATTGTAAAGACGGTAGTTCGCTCATTACATACGATTATAATGATGTTATAGAGAACTATTGGCATAAATCTAACTTAATAGAGAATGTAGAAGTACTGGACATTAAACCTAAGAGATCAGGCGGTAAGGGATTTTGAAATCAGATACATTACTAAGGATACTCAAAGTTGTTAGAGTCAAGAAGGTTAAGTATAAACCTACTCGTAAACACCATAATATGCACTTATACGGTTAATGAAACATACATTATTTCCCATACAATACTACCATTGCAAGATACATAACCATAAAGAGTTATTTGGTTCATTATTAGATAGTGCTAAACATTTACTCAAAGATGCTCAGGGTAAATGGAATTGTAGTGTTTATACAACATATTTTGAAGAGCAAGATGTAGTAGATGCTGATGAACTAGGCAAGGTTCTCGCACCCTATTTGTATCAATATTTCCCCACACATTGCAACATAGATTTAATAAACTCATGGTTAAACTTATATAATAGTGGACACACACAAGAACCACACCATCATGTAAATTTCCCTGACTTTATTAATTTTAGTGGAGTAATATTCATACAGTATAAGAAGGGAGAAGATGCTAACTTTTATTTTGAGAATTTAAACTTAGAGCATACAGTACTAGGTTACACACATATATTCGAGCAAGATCAGATATTAACACCTGATATAACGGAAGGCGATTTGTTGTTATTTCCCTCGTTTGTACGACATGGAGTAAAGACTCAGAAATTTGATAATAACAGATTAACGCTCAGTTTCAATCTTGCTGTGACACCTATGTAAGTGTCACATAGTTTGACACAAGTGCTAGACGTATGATTATAATGGATATATCAACCACAGATAACATGATTTTCAACTTCTTAGAAACAAGTTTCCAAAACGTAAGATCATCTAAGAGAACTGACCAGTTGCATGATGCACTACTAACTCAGTTCCTAGAAACATATCCAGAACTAAAATCATTACATTGGAGACAAGAGTATAAACTACAAAAAGACGCATTTGGCGGTACATTCGATATTGATATTGTAGGACTTGATGACAATGGTTATATCAAGTATGCAATTCTTGCTAAGGCAATCAACAGCAATGTCAACAAGAATATCAAGAACTATGCAAATACTACCATAGGCGAAGCATCAAGACTATTCTATGCACCTATCGTAAATGAAACAATCGAAAAGATATTATTTGTTTCATTACTACCTAGAACAGCACCTAGATTCAATAAGAAGGGAGAAGTTGTAGGATTTGATGACGTCAAGTCAGCGAAGGATAGAACTAATATCAAACCAGTACTAAAAACACAGTATGGTAACAAAGTACAATCTATTGATCTATTCTATACTATTGATGATGTAAGATCAGGATTAACTAACGAGGACTATAATACAATAACACCTAGTTTTATTGATTCATTTGTATTCGAGGTTTAATCATGAAAACATTTGTAGCAACATTCTCAGAGTATAAAGCAATCTGGTTACAGAGGTGTGATGAAGATGACCGCACCATACCAACATTTGAGCAGTATTTACATGCCACTAAACTAGGCAGAGACTACTCAGCAATCTATGATAAGTACGGTTTCTTAAAGGAGGACTATTAAATGACATACAAAACATTTGAGGAAATTTCAATAGGAGACATTGTATCATACAATCGGGTATGGGGATATGTTTTAGCAAGATTTGATGACGTTAAACAAATTAAAATAGTAGATGAATATACTGACGATAAGATCATGGTAGATTATAGAAGAGTGCAGTTATTACAGAAATTCGATCTCAATACTACCTATGAAGATGATATGTTGAGACAAGACCCCAGACGGTTAAAATAGTGTCACACACATTATAGTAATCGACATTCACTCGACTATAATGAATACATGGGATAAGTTAGTACTCACACCTCTAAGGTCAAAGTTGAGTGAAGCACCTCTTGACTATCCCTAATCAATTTAATTAATTCAACCACAATGAATGCAAACAAATTAAAGCAAGTCAGACTTTCAGTATTACTTGATAAGTTAACTGAACTAGGTTGGGATTATTCTTGTAATAGAATGTCTAGATCTGGTATGCAAATCTATGATGAGATTATGCAATATGTTGGAGTTCTAGATGCTAACGAGCATTGGAATGAAGATGTTTATGCTGATTCTAACGGAGACTGGTAGTATGAACTTCACAGATAGAGAACTAGGATTAATCGCTCATAAACTAGGTATGGCATATTGCGACCTAGACACACCCAATAGTGGTAACACATGGACATTTGAGAGATATGGTAAAGACGCAGTTGTAGGAGCATTTAAGAAGGTTCAAGAAGAAATTAAGAACAGAGGATTAAATGCTGACACACTTGAACTAAAACGTCAACCGTACCGTAGTCCAGTTACAAAAGAGTCCGCCTTTGGACTTGATAGAGACTTTGAGGTGCTAGGATTATATCGTAAAGATCAATCCAAGATCAGGAAAAGACCAACCACATTTTATTGCTAGTCATGACCAAAAGAGAACTAACAGATCAACAGTTTAAAGACTTAAAAGAGTTATATGTTGATAGAATCGTTGACAATATGTCAATGAAGGATTTAATCATCTATGCTACCGAGGATATGCAGAAGTGGATAGACTCACTAACATTCAATGATGCAATGGTAGAAATAGAGGAGTATTTTGATGAGTATTTTACAGACACTATCGAGGAAGTAATCAATGGTTAAACAACAGTATGTTATGCAGTTCACAACAAGAACTGACTATTACCAAAGTTTTGAAATTTCATTTGATGAATTTTGGGAAGATTATTGTAAAGAGTGTGATTTTGATGAAGAGGAGTCAGATCTCTCAATGTGGGAGAATAGAGACTTGATGGAAATTGCATGGGATTTCATACTCAAAAATCCAGACAAGTATCGTTATGGAAATTCTGATTATGATAATGAAGAGATCATGAACTACAACTTACAGAGGATTTAAACAATGACTGAACAGATTTATAGAGTACTGGTATCTAAACAAATAGAATACTCAGTTGAAGTTGAAGCGGAGAATCCACAGGAAGCAATGGAACTAATAGAAGAAGAGATACAAGAGAATGAAGGTATCTACAACTATGAGATCGAAGCATCATGTGAAGAGTTCAATGTAACATCAGCAGAACTACATGATGGATACTATGTGACAGCATCATAAGTGTCTACTTTTTGTTTAAATTGCCCTTATAGTCCATTATAATAATATTAATGATTCAACCACTATCATGAAGAAATTAAACATCACAGTCACATCAGGTCAGTACAACCTATTATGGTTAATGATCGCAGAGCATGGCGAACAGATCGTTGCTAATTCCAATGGAGACATGGATATGCAGACTTTCGATAATCTATTTGATGCAGTATGTCAGGCGGATTATGTGTAATAGAGGAATTCCACCAATAAGGAAAACAAGTCCTAGAAAGTACTTAGAGGGAGATCACTACCTCGATTATAAACTTACTTTCGATCAAGTAGAAGAAATACTTGATTCAATCGAGTGGATAGCAGAGGAGAATGAAGAACACATGAAGGTTCTAATATCCGCCTATTACGCTCTAAGAGACCAAAACGGTTACACTATACCAAAAGAATGGAGGAACGGTTAATGAATTTTAAAGAAGAGATTTATGAAATAGCATTCGGAGACAATGCTATAAACAGAGATTTTGATGAACTCGAAGTAATCGAGAGAATACAATCATATAGTGATGGGAGTAACCCAGTACTAATAGAGGAAGCATGGAATGAAGCAGAGGAACTAAACACTTCACTCAGAGAACTATCAGATCAGGACTTGATAGAATGCAGACAGGCATTAATTGATAGAACTAATCTTATTATGTCAGCACTTGATGAGATAGGAGTAGAATAATGTCATATTGTGATGTATGTGGCAACTATGATGAGTCACATATCGAAGATATTAAAGAGAATATCAAAACAGTTCCAGATGAGGACTATCAACCAGATTTATATTATTATTGGGATAGTTGGACAGGACTATGTGATGAGGATTATGACTGGCGAGAGAAATATCCAAAAGTTGACTGTATGTGTGAGATCTGTTTTGATATAGCAAATCAAAATAAGGAAATCAAGTGGGAGTGTACCAGTTTATGAGGTGTCACACATATTTCCCATTTAATGTAATTATCGGTTATATTAAATAATATAAGACAACCACAGAAATTATGAGCAGTTTAACTAATACAGCAATCTTTGAAGATATTGCAGACAAGTGGGATATAGTAGAATGCACCAACGGAGTTGGAGTATTTGAACTCACTTATGAAGGAGAGCATACAGGAGACACATTCGACACCGAAGCAGAGTGTTGGCACTTCATTAAGCACGCAGTTTACAATGAATTTGATTCAAGGTGTGAGTGAGACAGTTGAGACTTGTGACAGTCTATATACTGACCACACACCGCCCACTTTGCCCTTTTAGTCCATTACAATAGAAACATACAACAACCACAGAAAAATGCCACAATTCAAATATACAATCGAAACACCAAAATTATTCAAAAGTGAGGTTTTTACAGATGATTTACAGAAAGCAGAAGATTTATGTTTTGACATGGGTCTTGACTACGAGTATTCTTGTGTTAGAGATAATGCCACAGGCGAAATTGTTTACGAAATGGGGAATGTTATGGGTTTAGTTGAGGAGGGCATAGTATAATGTCAGCATTTAATAGACTCAATCATCTAAAAGAGTTAACAACACCAGTTATAGACGATAATGCAGGCACTATCTCAGTCACATTTACATTTGACGAGTTACACGCATTTCAGCAACACGTTGATTGGTGCATTTATGAGCAAGATCAACCAGTAAATGATAATTTACAGTCATTTATTGATAAATTACTCTATAATAAGAGAAATACAGCACCTAAAATCAAGCAAGTTAATCTACCGAAGGAGGAATGGTAAAATGAGTTTTGAAACATGGTTAAAACAATGCCCTGACCCTAGTAGATTCGCAACTGAATATGTTGATATTAGGTCAGATATTCAGAACGTAATTGATACTTATGACCGCCCAGAGTGGAAGAAGATCAACTTTAATAAGGATAAATTAGATGATCTAGTTTATCAAGTTTACGATCAAGACTGGTCAGAGTGGAACGATTTTATTGCTTATTTAATAGACAATGAGGTTACATGGTCATGAATGAAAAGTTATTCAAACAAATAAGATTTCCTACAAGAGAGAAATTACTTGAATATCGTTATGAACAGTTCCAAGAGTGGTTAAATAAATGCCCACTTGTTGTAACAGATTATCAGGATTTTACAGATCGTTTTCAAGTTACTTTCGATTTGGAAGCAGACTAAATACAATCGGCATGAGGTGGGTACACTATACGATTCCCTATCTGTAAGTCCGATATGATACGAAATCGTATCACTAGGCAGTAAGCATACGAACTTTAAAACACCAACTTTAATTAGATGTGGCAGTTGCAATCTTACATAAGACCTAATCAAAGACCTTACCATAAAGAGAATTAAATTTGTTATGTGGTTGTGACAGTTTAATTACTTACACATGGTGAGGTCTTTTTTCACCTTTATATGATTATAATAGAATCAAACAACCACAGGATTATGAGCAAATTAAACACTTATCAGCAATTAGTAGTAGATGCAATCAATACATACGGAAGCGGAGACTGGAAAAATTGGATCTCAGTTCATTATGTTCATGAGTCAGGTTACTCAAATATTATATGTCATTCTGAAATAATAGGTAAAGTATTCTATGAGTATAAGAAGAGAGACCTAGACATGGAAGAGTACACAGAAATAATAATGGATAAGACTAAGAAAGCACCAGTTGATGTAATTTTCATGATGGATAGAAAAGGAGCAGAGGAGAGTTTTAACGAAACACAGATAACCAGATACAGAAATATGTTTGTAAAGCAAGGTTTCACAGTTGTTAATGTACATAAGAAAGCATTAGCACAATATTAATCAAAATACAGGTGTGAGTGTGACAGTTATATTAGTGTCACTTCGCACCAGAAAACACCTCTATATTCGCTATAATATAGACATAAGCAACCACACAGGAATTTTTAAAATGAGAATCATTGAAAAGAACATGAACAGAGCAATCAGAGGTCAGAGAAATTGGGCATCTGGTAATACAACTGTATTCACTACTGACAATGGTTTAGAGTCAACAGTATATCTACATGGCAATCATATCGCAACTTTCGATCATGTACATCAGAATCTTTATATCTTTGATGGCGGTTGGCAGTCTAACACCACTAAGTCTAGACTCAATGCACTTTGCTATGAGTTCAACACAGGTTTCAAAGTTATTCAACGTGACTGGACATGGTACTTAGTCAACTTCCTAGGCACTAAGCAGTTATTCAACTCAGGCATGGAGGTTGCATAATGTCAAATTTAGAATATGATGCAATGGCAGTAATGGAGCAAATACACATGGCAGAATCTAGGCATATGCAGATGGGTGCTTTATGTTCCTATCTACTACAATATCCTGATATGACAATCAGAGATTTCTTTGCAATGGCAAGTAAGGAATTAGAAGAGCAGGAGGAAGATTTATGTTAAGAAGAGAAAAGTCATATTACTCAATCTTTGAACCAGTAAGGGAACTAATCGAAGAATACGCAAACGATCATTTTTCAACATTTGGATACTATCCCGCCACAGTTCGATTATATCCACCAGTAGGCGAAGGATTACCGAGGGAATTAAGTTATGAAGAATACCAGTTTATCATAACTGGAAAGGAAGTATAACACATTTTCAGAGTATTTCCCAATCGAGTGTGACGATTTTTTTAGTTGCACACCGCACCAGAGAAAGCACCCCAAACAGGTGCTTTTTATGGTACAATTAATATATAAGCAACCACAGGTAACACACATGAATTTATTTGACGCAGTTCCAGTTATCGTTAACGATATGTTCTCAGGATACAGACCAGAGCAGAGCATATCCACAGGAGAGAAAGCAATGGCAGTAAAGAACAGTATATTAGCGACAGATTCGCTAGATTATGGTAATATGAAGAGAGCGACATATTCGCATGTTCACACTATGGTATCGAACGCAATCGACCTATTAATAAACGATAAAGACACATTTTGGAATGTACTATATCCAGACAATCTAACACCAGAGCAGAAACTATCCCCACTATTCAGATATAACACACTATACGGAGATACAATCTATTCTACCGAAGTCCCAACACTAAAATTTCAGTAAGGAGCAATAACAATGATTTTTAACTATGATGACTGTACATTTGAAGCATACGAGAGAGACGGATATATGTATTACAGAGAGGTTTCCCAAGGCGGAGACCCATTATACGACTTTATTAAGTTAGAGTGGCATCAGTTCGATTTTATCAACACCACAGAGGACTTAGTAGAGATATTAGAGGATATGGAGTCATGTTTCGATAATGTCATAAATACGCATGACCAGACAGAGCAAACACCTTATAGTTTTTATCATTAATGAGCGACTCTACAATTAACTTATCCGATAGTCTCGAAACAGCGATTGATTTTGAGACTTATGGATTATTCATGATACCAGTTACAAAGTATTCAGCAACCGCACTTGTTGATGATGTTTTGAAGTGGGCAAGAAATCAGGATTTTGTTAAACATGATAGGCAGGCAATTTCCCATAACATTCAACAAATCGGAGAGACTAACCAAATTTTAACAGATATACCAGAGTTAAAGGCATTACTGTTAGAAGTGGCAAGAAAGCATAATGAAAGCGGATTAAACTATGCTAGTAATTTTGAGATAAGCGACTGTTACCTAGAAGTTGCACATCAGGGAGCGATTTATGCACCACATGAACACAGTAATTGCTTATTCTCAGGCACTTATTTTATATCATACGAGAAAGATGCACACAGTTATTTGAAATTCAAACGTAATACAATTTCAAATACATATCCTATTATGATGCTACCATACGAGAGCATGACCGCATTCAATTTACAGGAAGCGACAATCCCATACGCAGCAGGGGATATTGTGATTTATCCAAGTAACCTAACACATGGTTTTGACAGCAATCCAACAGACAATCGGATAACATTAACCTTTAATGTGATACCTATTTAAAATGTACAAATAAATGTATGTGTGTGTTCAATAGGTCTCGGTACATTGCTACCTCGGACTGTAACACATCAGGCGAGAGTTGTCAAGTAATGCGAGGAAATTCTGACAGTTCGCCCTGACTGTTTTGCCCCTCTTGACTCTACCGACAGATCTGGTATAATATATAATGAGCAGACTTTGCCCTGATCGCTTTGCCCTCTTTGACTTCGCTGGCAGTATTTCCCCCTGTTGTATTAGAGACAGTTCCCCCTGTTACTATTATAATAGGTAAATCTCATGCTGGTTACTATTGGAAGTATAATTATACAGGGTGCGAACCAATGGGGTATTTCTTTAATTACTCACAGGCATTGCAAGATGCTTTAACCTACTCAACTAAACACTATGCCGACTAAGTATAAATTACTACTAGACTTATACGACATGGGAGGGTTGCCACCTGATGAACAGATAGACCTTATCCAGTTCTTAATAGATACAGAGTTAAGGGAGGAGTTACACCAGTATGCACCCATATGTGAGTATTTCATTCTAGAAGGACTATGTTATGATGTAGCAATTCATGATACATAAGACAGTTAATTACAGTTGTTAATTAACACTTAGGACAGTTATTTCATGCTGTTTGTTATTATATTGGGTTGCCGATATAAAAGGGTTCCTAGTTCATAAGCTATAAAAGTATCCCAGAGGGGTAGATATAATTCGATTCTTTGTCAAAGTCTATATACAAAAAATTCCCCAGGTAGAAAATCACTCTCTATGTCTTCACTAATTGCTAACATGCCCGCTGAGGAGGTCTGGGTAAGGAAAGAATACCTTACTGACTTTAAGAGTGGTCATGGTGAGTTTACCCCTGGTGTGTGGGTATCATGTAAGAGTATGCCTGGTAGAGCATTCTACTTTGAGACATATCTACCTGAGTATGCTGCCATATATGATAAGTTACCTATCAGTGCGTTCGTCAGTCGCCCCGAGACACCTTCTCCTGATATGGATTTACCTAACTTACAGTTCTGGAATTGTATGGACTATGGGGTGACTGCTATATGTAAACAGTTTATAGGGAGTATGGATTATGAAATATACAGTAGAGATTATGGGAATATTCGTGGTAAGTACGTTGTTACACTGGATAATTATCATGATGATATAGATAGAGTCGATTACAGTACTGCTGAGACTCCTGCTGAACACAAGAGTCATAACTTAATAGAACTTGACAATGGACAGTTTGCATTGTATCCTAATAACAGGATAAGGATATATGATAACTCTCTTACACCTAAACAACCTAAGATGCCAGATTTCAAAGTGTCTACTAGGATATACAGTGTAGAGAGAGGACACATGGAACGTTATGGAGACACAGATGACTACCACTATGGACTATCAGAGACCGTCAATGGAGATGATGAGGAAGACATATTGTCAGTGGGTGGATAGACCATGGATTAAGGAGAAGATGAAGGTTGGTGATTGTTATGGTATATGCATGGAGTTCTATGATAAGTTCTTTGATCTAAACCTGAGAGACTATCCAAATATTAATAGGAAGGCATTGTTTATGCCTGAGTTTATCGCTGATCAGGCAGACAGATGGGAGGATGGTGTAATACATGTTTATCAGGGAGATAGGGATACACCACCACCTAGTTTAGATGATCTTATGTTTGGTGACATGATGGTCATGAAACTGTACTTAAATCCCCTACAAGGCGGTTATGCGAGTAAGGATGGGCGAATGTGTAACCACAGTGGCATTTACCTAGGACATGGTTATATGCTCCATCATGCATGGTTAGATCCAAGTAACATAGTGGACTTAAAGATTGATGGGTATTTGCTGAGGGCAGTAGAACTTGTTCTTAGATCACCACATGTTGCAAACTATACAAATCCTATATAATGATGACACACATTTGTAACAAGAGTATGAGTAGACGATTCACATTACCTGTTGAGGTTGATGATTTCGGTGACATGTCGATAACATTCCCAGCAGAGTTAATGACTGAATTGGGATGGTACGAAGGAACCGAGATAGAATATACTGAGGAACTCGACGGAAGTATTATATTAAGAAAAGCAGAAAAATAACCCCTTAACATTATGAAGAGCGTGAGTCAACAGATGCAATGGTTCGGAGTCGAAGCATGTGCAGGGAGAGTAAAATACGATGATCCAAGAATGTATCATTTTAGGAGTTGGGAACCAAAGACTCCTTTTGCTCCAAGGTTTGATTGCCCGATGTGGTTAGATCAGGTAGAACCAGAGAAATGTAAAAAAATCCTAGAACAATGGGAAGAAGAAAAACGTCCGTGGGCAACATATAACTTCTTTGACGAGCAAACAGAAAATAACCTCTTACCTGAGATTAGTTTGATGACTGGGGCATTTTGTGATATACTTGAAGTAGAGATGCCTGAGAACTTATGGGTTCGTGGTTGGATTCATAAATTAACTGTCGGGCAGCACTTGCCAACTCATCATCATAGTATTCATGAGAATACTTTCCTATCGGGTAATATGTTACTTACACATAGTAAGACACCTACTGAGTATTACATTCCTGGGTACTCTCTATATGGTGGTAACCTAACTCCTGCCCCTATCCCTGGTATGACTACGATCTTCCCTTCTTGGTTAGAACATAAAGTAGGCACAGTCAAGGAAACAAGGATTGCTCTTGCATGGGACATATATACTCAGGAAGCAATAGACTACTGTAAGAGAAGTTCACCTTCTAATGAAATGATGATGTCTATACCTTTTAACTAATGGATAACGAATTCTTAGACGCATATAAAGAACACATGGATATGATCTCCAAGGCATTGGAGAACCTTGCTGCTCGTATGCAAACACTAGAAGGTGCTATGGGTCGTATGCCTGCACCTGGGGCAGACATGATAAAGTATAAACCAGATGGTTACCAAGATCACCTAAACATTAAGGAAGTGTTAGATGATCTGTATATGCGACTAAATATGTTAGAAGACAGAGTTAATCAACACAACATACCTTAGTGGCAATATACATCCTCGAAACTGGGAGAGGATTTCCAAATGTAGATGCAGGGGGAGAATATCAACAGACATGGGAACGTCCATCGTCTAGTAGATACAAATCACACAAGTTTCATTCGGGACCTGGCACCAACTACAACATAACCTTTAATGACGACGGACCTGGGTCCAGTATCTTCGGTCAGGACAAGGTGTATTATATTGGGAATCAGGAAGAGATATGTGTAGGTAACTGTGATAATGAAAGAATAGGATTCCATCGCTTCTATCGTGCTGATGGTAGTAACAGAGATCATAAGTATTCTCCTAACAGTGAACTCAGATATCCAGAAGACTTTCCTGGTGACACAAGAGGAAGTAGAAAGAACTTAGCACACTCATATAACAAAGAACCAAGAAACGGTCAAGCAGTATTCTTTATGTCAGGCACTAATGTGTCAGGCACAACTCAACTATACCAATGGTATAACGCAACTCTTAACGATAGTGCACTCAGTACAGCAACTTCATACCTAAGTGGGTATGTCAATGTAGGCACAGTTGGATACATTTATACATCTGCATCAAATGCATCGACCTATGCTGACACTGGTGAGACAGCAGTGCCACTATATGAGTATTATAGAAACACAAATAACAGAAAGAGAGATCACTTCTACACAGCAGACCCAACAGTAGAAGTAAATTTACAGACAAACGTTGCAGGAGTACCTAATCCAAGAGATCCTCGTGAACAAGAGTATCAGTATGTGGGTATTGTGGGGTATGTCTTTCAAGAAGACCTAGGTCAAGGTAACAGAAAGACACTAAGAGACCAAGGAATCATAGGACCAACTGGTTATGGTAGTCCAGTAACCTATGGAACGAGAGCAGGATGGTATAATTGGGACGCAACTGGTGCTGGAATCTATACTCAGAAGAATTATGAGTATCAATATGATGCAAATGCTGGTCCACTCAACCCAACTCCGACTCAAAGACGTAATAATCGGTGGAGAGGAACTCCATCAACCTCTGCATTTCCTAATTTTGGTTGGGGAGATCCAACTCTCTGCCCAAATTTAAACACAGATGCATTATTTGAGTGGGTCTATGGTAAAAGTGGAGCAGTCAAAGCAGCAGTTCCGAGGTATTTGGAGTTTCATACTCTCTTTGATAGTCAATTTACCTATTATGTGTACGATACTTCCTATCCATGGAAGGGTCCTGTCTTCGGAATCCAGTATGCGACGTCAAATCGTAACTGTTGCCCCAATCAATCCTCTGGTGACAACTGTATTTGTAACGAATCACTCCTTACTTACGACTACTACTCACATTTTTATGAGATTAGAGAGGATTCTTGGAAGACTACACGTTCTAAGATGGCAATTACTGGTGCACCTGGCGGAACTGGTGTCAATGAGTCGTTCAAAACTGTTGACACAGACACAAAACGTATACTTTTCCGTTACACATCCAGATTTGGTGACTCATTTAGCGTAGGTGACACCGTAAATGGGTGGGAAATTAGTGAAGTTGCATATTTTGGTAACAAACTAAGAGCAGGATACATGGAATTGAAGGGAGATGGTAAGATATTTACTTACAATCAGACAATTACTGCGAATGGAGAGAACGGAAAGACAGCAAATGTGATATGTGGTTATGGAATACAGGACAAAGCAGGGTTCTTTGGAGTATATGAGTTCCCTAAACGTATATCTTACTACCGAGTTGAGATAGATAAGACCGCATTGGTCAGTAAACAGTCGATTGATATCGCAGATGTGGAGTGTGAGGTCAATAAGAACGGAGAAATTCAGTCAATTAAGATAATCAATGGTGGAAGAGGGTATCTAAATCCGAAAATTGTCATAGAAGAACCCGCACAACTCACAGAAGGTGGTGCGATGGACAATGTAAAAGAGAATATGAGGCAATTAGATGGTTGGGAAGGTGCACCTTTGCGTTCTCCTACCTCTACATTGGACAATCCTGACGGAACTAAGCACAATTTTACCTTCAATAGCATCAAAGAGAACCAAAGAGACTCGGAAAGAAGCATAGAATCCGATATGTCGGAGCGTGAAGCGAAGGTTCCTTATGGAAAAGACTCAAATACACAGATTGTTGGTGCAGATGAAGAACCAGATGTGGATGAAGTCTCCGTATCTATGAACGATAGATCAAAAGTAAGAACAATTAGTGCGGAACATAGGAGAAGAGGTAAGTTCAGACAGGCAAAAGTGGAGGTTTTATCCCTAACTGACGACGGAGCGATAGATGAGATCGTGATTAGAGACCGTGGATTTGGTTATGACACCGATCCTAACCGCAAACCAAAGGTTTGGATCATCCAAACAGAGGATGAGCAGTATAAAATGCGTGGTCCTAATACAAAAACACAGCAAAAGGAGTTCAAGAACACCATAGATGCTAATGAAAAGACCGAAGACCTTACTGAAAGGATGCGTGGAACTGGTGTAGAACCCTCACAGGGGTCACAAGAGGTCACTGGTATCAAAGGAGAGGTGCGTACGAAGAGTGGAGCGAAAGAAAATCAACTTTCTATCATGGATGATGGTGTCATGGGGTCATTTGAAAGCATGATGGAAGGGTTCACTGCTGAATATCCTACTGGATACATCAAGATGACCAGTCCTGACGACGTTGAGAAGACTAAACTCTGTAATAACTTACCAGCAGGGTGTGTAAACATCGAAATGCCATCAGTTGTAGGTAAAGCATTGTTCCCAGTAGAGACCGTACAGGGCATTATAGAGGTCAATAGCAGTTTTAAGAGTGTAATGGAGAATCAATACCCAGAAATGAAACGTGGTGCAACCACATCTGACGATTCTACGTCCTCTCTAAGCGATTTGTACGGGTGGAATAGTGGTGATGAGTGTATTTCCATAGCCCAACCCAAGTTTAAGACCGTTACACGTCTCCAAGACCTACCTTGTCCCTATGTTGATGATGATACTGGTAAGAACTTTGGGTGGATGATCTACAAATACTGTGCAGCAGAGGGTGACAACGCATCATTTAAGGTTTCTTTGTCTGTTGAGGGCAAAACAACAGGTCCACAGGGTGAAGCATTCATGGAATTCATGCAAAAGTTGGCAAGACCCCAAGTTCAAGCAACTAGACCTGTGATTGATAGTGGAAATAAGAAGAAAATGTGGAGATGTACTCGTCAGAACATTGAAGGAAGGTGTTATTGGGCACCTAGCGGAGCAGATGACGTAGTTTTCGTGCCAGTTGGACTTGATGAGAACACTTTTAGTTGGGATGCTGCTGGTTTTTCGGAAGTACAGCAACTTGAACTCTGGTTAGGCAACAATTTTGTCCATTCTACTAAGAGTGTAACTGGAAGTGGCAACAATTTCTCCCAAACCTTCAATGTAATTTCGGTTTCTGCGCTTTCTGGTGGAGTTCCACCTAATGAATGTTGGGATACATACCTTAGACACGGTAATAATGCTAACGGAGTGTTAGATGTTTACTCTGCGTACTACAATAACAACAATACGCAAGGTAGAACAGCAGGAGGAGGGTACTGGACGAGTAGTGGACTGTACAATGGTTATACTTGCGGGTCTAGTCCATGCTCAGGAAGTCTGAATTACTCATACGGAACATCTGGATTCAATAATAACAACGCTTGCGGTCTTGAATACGTCAATGACATCTCTGTTGCTGTTGATCCGCGTATGTTTACGCAACTTGGTATGCGTATGGGACCATATACAGGAACCATGAACGTGAAAAACTGGAACACGGGCTCTAACATCGCATTTGGGCAAGCAGTGCAGAATATGGGCAACCCATTTTTCGCAGAATGTGAAGGAGAAGCATTTGGTCAGTCTCCTGCACAGATAAATCCACAACCTCCACTAAAAAGACGTCGAGTTCACAAAGCGTCGCATGATCCAGGTGATGCTGAACTGTTAAAATCACAAGCACGCGATATTAACGACCTAGAATTCAGCGATGACTCATGGAGAGAAAATTATGATCCTGATTTTGACTATGAAGCAGAAATAGCGAACAATCCAGTTTCTGATTTCTCAACTAACCCCATAACGGACATGACACAATAATGGCAGCAGGAATTTTACTACCAGTAGCACCTATTACAGGTTTACCTTGCTCGGGACATGGTATTTGTATCCCAAGTACGGTTCACTCTGTGCAATCTTGTGGTTCACCACCTATTCCCTATACTATTAAGATAAAAGAGTGGACATGTTGGTGGCCACCCACTCCATTGGTACCTCTTGGACCACTTAGTCCATTGAAAGCAATGGTATTGACCAATGGGTTGCCTACAATGACATTTGGTGATAGATTCATACCACATATTTCACCATGTACCAATATTATCATCTATATGTGCCCATGTGGTAAATCTTTATGCCCAGTTCCGACTCCAATCCCTTGTAGCATACTTACAACCGAAGATATGGGTGGTGTAGGTCATATGAGAATCTTATTTGCGACCTCTTTGACTGTATATGTTACTAAGTTACCAATCGGACGTGTTCTAGACCCTCTGGGTGTAGGTACGTTGGCATATAGTTATCCATGTAACAGTGTGGTTGCATATGGGTCACCAAATGTGCTATCATCATAGAATATTGCTTTTTTACTAAATGCCAGTTAGAACAAAGACAGGAAATTTCGGATCTCAGGTAGTTTCGGACACAGTTCCAAAAAAGACAAGACAGGGACAATCTCAGAATACAAAAATCAGTGCTACGTCGAGAAATAAGGCGAAAAAGAAGTATAGAGGGCAAGGTCGCTAAAACTGCTATAAATAAAACTGTAACGACTAAATAATCGTAATGTCGACATACAGATTCCGATCAGAAAAGTTCTTATCTCGTGGATTCAAAGATTTAGCGATTTCTTTTGAAGCAAATCCTAATACTAATGATTTCTCAGCAGTAACAAACGAAAATGCTATCAAGCAATCGATTCGGAACCTTGTATTGACAAGTTTTGGTGAAAGACCTTTCCAACCGACCATTGGGTCAAGAGTGAGAGGTCTATTATTTGAACCGTTTGATGTTTTCATGTCAGAAGACTTGAAAGATGAAATATCAAACACAATAGAACGATTAGAACCAAGAGTAGAGTTGGTTGACGTTGACGTGAGACTTTCTGAGGATGAACATAGTATAGACGTTGGTGTTGAATATGCCATCGTTGGACAACCACAAACACAAGTGGTTGAATTCCTTTTAGAGAGAACATAACATGCCTGCCACCCCATCGAATCTAACGTCATTAGATTTCTTCGAGATTAAGGAGTCCATTAAGTCATATCTCAGAACAAGACCTGAGTTTAGTGATTATGACTTTGAAGGATCTAGTGCATCATACCTAATAGACACATTAGCGTACAATACTTATTACAGCGCATTCACCGCTAACATGTCGATGAATGAAGCGTTCCTAGAATCAGCGACAGTAAGAGATAATGTTGTAAGAATTGCAAAGCAGATAAACTATACACCTAGATCAATAAAGGCAGCAAAAGCATGTGTTCGTATTACTGCACAGGCAGCAGTGTTACCTGGTGCTCAGAGTTACCCTGATAGTATTACTATCAAGAAGGGTGATGTGTTTATATCTGAGATCAATGGTGAGACATTTACATATGCTCTTACAAGAGACACACAAGCAACAGTTGACCAAACTACTGGATTAGCAACATTCTCTCAACTTATAATCTATCAAGGCAACTTTGTTAGTTTCAATTATACAGTTGATGATACTGCTAAGGCAAACTATGTAATCCCTGCTGAGGGAGTTGATACTGAGTTACTTACAGTATCTGTAAAACCAAACGAACAGTCTGCTGAGATTGATGAATACTCTCTATCATCAAACGTAACAGCATTGACTGCAACTTCTCGTGTTTACTTTTTAGAAGAGACAGAAGATCTTAGATACAAGGTAATATTTGGTGATGGTGTTCTAGGACGTAAGTTAATTGATAATGAGTTTATTGTATTAGAGTACATTACTACTGACGGACCAAAAGCAAACGGTGCTAATAAGTTTAGTTTCATAGGTCAAGCAGTGGATGTCACAGGACGTGCTGTACTACCTTCTCAGATGTCCCTAGCAACGATTGACAGCAGTCAAAGTGGCGAGGAGAGAGAATCTGCCCTGTCAGTTAAGTTTCGCGCTCCTAGGGCATTCTCGACGCAGAACAGAGCAGTTACAGAGAATGACTACGCTCACATTGTTCAAGACATCTATCCCCAGGCAGCAGCAGTAACTGCCTATGGTGGTGAGAAACTTTCACCCCCTGAGTACGGTAAAGTGTTTATTGCAGTCAGATCAAAGTCTGGTGTAAACTTAAACACTACAACAAAGAAACGTATTCAGAATCAACTACTTGCATACTCCATGGCGTCGATTCAACCAGTAGTTGTTGATCCACGCATTTTCTACTTGTCACCTAAGATCTATCCATCATTTGATGGTAACAGTACAACAAGGTCTGCTAACGAATTAGCATCTGCTATTTTAAAGTCAGTTGATAAGTTTAACTCACAGAATAGAGATGACAGATTTAGTGGTCGTCTTGAAATGTCAAAATTTAATAGTATGATTGACTCTGCTGATAATGCTATCGCTGGTACAACGACACAGATGTCTATTGGTCAGAATTTAGACCAGTTTACATTTGGTAACGTATTTACCCAGTGTCTTGACTTTGGTAATGTACTAACAGACCCTAGTTCATTAGGTGGTGGTGATGGTGCTGATTGTGATCCTAAGTTCTCATCTGTTAAGTCTGGTTCATTCTATGCAACTGGTTATACAGAGGAAGTAGCAGACTTAATTGCTGCTGGTGAAGCAGCGGGATCCCTTACTACGTCTCAACAGTCAAGTGGTCTTGAAGCAGCAGTATTTAATGGCACCCTAGTAGAATCAAGTACATTAGTACCAGTAAATCTTCGTGATGATGGAAAAGGTAACTTATTGATGGTTACTAATAGAAATGAAAAAGAGGTCATCCTTTCTTCATCAGTTGGAACAGTAGATTACTCAACTGGAAAAGTCTGTGCTGGACCGCTAAATATTGCAGATACCCCTGACAGTACAACTCGTGTTCCTATTGTAGTATTACCTGACGGTGATGGATTAACAATCCCACCAGGTGTCGATCCTACGTTATTTGATCCGAAAGTTTTCCCTGTTGATTATATTACTAACCCATCAAACGTAAGTGGGTTTGATCCTTACAACTTTGGTGGTTGGAACTATGGTGGAGGCACCATAAATACAATTAATTACCCGATAGATGCGTTTACCTATCCAGAAATCGACTCCTGTTTCTAAATTAGATGTTTGCTGACAAAATAAACATTTCGGACAGAGTTAGTAATCAACTCCCAGAGTTTATAAGGGATGAAGATCAACAACTCGTTAACTTTCTCTTTGAATACTATAAGTCACAAGAGAAGACTGGTCGTGCGTATAATGTACTAAACAATTTACTTGAATATCTTGATATTGATGCTTATGATCCTAAGATCTTAACATCTAACACAATTCTTATCAAAGATGTTGATACAAGTGTAGAAAAGATTGAAGTAGAAGCAATAGATGGATTCTTATCGAAAGATGGTTCGGTAATGATCGATAATGAAGTAATATATTACCAAGAAACAGTTCGTGGTCCTGATGCTATATTAACACCAGGAATTTCACTAGAAGAATTTAATAAAAAGCGTCAAAACCTAGAAAGTCCTATAAGTTTGTTCGATGGAGTCAAAACTACCTTCGATCTTAAATTCTTAGGCACCCCAGTCTCACCTGTCTCAGCAGAACACCTTGTTGTCACTGTTTATGGGACAATGATGCAACCAGTTGTTGATTATACAATTAGTGGTTCTCAAATTGTCTTTACAACACCTCCAAGATCAAAAACTGGTACTGACCAAGTAGAGTTTACACAAATTCTTTATTATATTGGTTTTGCTGACTCAGTAATCAAAAAATTAGAATATCCTGATGTTGCGACTCTTGCTGGTGAAGAGTCAATGCCTATTACTTACAATAGTCAACCATATTCACCTATTTCAGAGATTGGTCTAATTATTAATCGTAATGGTACTCTACAAAGACCATATATCGATTATGTACTAACTGACAACAATACAAGAATCAAATTCTTTGTAAATATCACCTCACAGGATGTTTACCATATAAGGTCTATCGAATACGTCTCTCCGTCCGTTGGATCGGGTGCTGAGGCGGTTACAAGGATAGGAGTCAATGGTGAGATTGAAGCAATCATAATCAAAAACGGAGGATCAGGATATGAACTTAACTTTGCTCCAAAAGTTTCTATATACAGTTCGACTGGTGTCGGTGGCAACTCAGCTGCAAGATCACTTGTCTCGGGTATCAAAAACATCCAACTTATAAGTGGTGGACAAGGATATACATCATATAACCCTCCACTTATTAATATCACACCCCCTAGTGATTTAATCAACGGTTCAAGGGCAACTGCTGCTATTACAGTTGATGATACTACTGGTCAGGTAGATAGTGTTACTATCACAGACTCTGGTTCTGGATATGACTTTATTCCAGCAATCACTTTCCAAAACCCAGGTGGTGCATCAATTAGTGATCCTACTATTGATGGTGAGGGTAGATTAAACGTTGATTCTATCACAGTTACTTCAACAGGTATAGGATACAGCAACCCTCCAACAATTTACATTGATCCTGCTCCTGTTGATGGTATTAATGCAGAAGCATCATGTACAGTATCACCTGATGGACAGGTTGTTCAAGTTACTATTAATAATAGAGGTAGAGGATATTTAACTGCACCAAGAGCAAGAATTATACAACCAGTTGGTGCACAGGTTTTAGATGTAACTGTTGCTAATGGTAGTGTTACTAATATCAACCTATTAACTGGTGGTGCTGGATATACAGATGCACCTTCTGTTTATATTGTGGATGATCGTAAAGGACCACTAGGAGAAGCAATCGGTGGTACAGGAGCATTGGCAGCAGCGACTATATTCAACGGAGAAATTACTGATATCAATATCATTAGTTTTGGTACAGGATACTCAACAGAAACGCCCCCAAAGGTGTACATAGCCGAACCTTTATCCGCTGCATCGTCCTGTGACGTTGGATTTGGTGAAATCACTGGTTGTAAGATTTTAAGTGCTGGTTCTTATTACGAACCCTCTGCATTCCTTAATTGTGCTCGTGGTGTATCTGATATAGTACAGTTTGACAACTATGGTAATCAGATATATGCAAAAGAAGCACAACTAGCACAAACTAACCATTCAAGTGGTGCTGTTGTACATAACCTTGACTCTCAGATCATTAGACAGGTATTTGACAAGTTTAGACGTCAATATATGCCTACTATCAACATTGACTACTCACAGGTCAATCCGATACAGGTTATTAAGACTATTAAGGACTTCTATATCTCTAAGGGTACAAAAACTGCTGCACAATACCTATTCAAGATATTATTTGGTGAACAGGTTGATGTTTACTACCCAAGAGAAGAATTAGTTACACCATCTGCTGCTTCATGGATAGTTGACACTATTTTAAGAGCAGAGTTGATATCTGGTGATCCTGCTAACTTACCTAACTCACAACTTAATCAATTTGCTGATGCTGTTGATCCAAACATAGGAGATGCTAATGTATTGATTGAAAACGTCATTTCAATCATAGAAGGTACTGATGTAATTTACGAATTAGCAATATCAGAAGAAACATTATCAGGGGTATTCAAGATTCCCTATAAAACAGTTCTTGCAGAACCATTAACAACAACAGAGAACATAATAACAGTTGACTCAACTATTGGGTGGCCCGAGAAGAACGGAACTATCATTATTGGTGATTCTGAGATTGTACAGTATAAAGAAAAATCACTAAACCAGTTTATTGAGTGTACACGTTCTAAAAACGGTGTAGTAGAAGACTGGGACCCAGGAACTACTATATTCTCTGACATATTTGTATATGTCAACCGTGGTTTAACAACAGAAGTCAAACTTCGTGTTCTAGGTATTGCAGAAGCGGGTACAACAGTCTTAGAAGACAGTGGATCATATTATCTACCTGGTGACAAGTTAAATGTTGCTGCGTTAGGTTCTACTGCTAATGATAAGCGTCTAAACTCATGGTTATACAACGTTAAGAAGTTAATCTCTGTTACCGAGATTAATCCTACACAAAATAGCAATTCAATAAGTCAAATTGCTAACGTTGTTTGTTCTAACCCACATGGTTTACTTGTAGAAGACAAGGTTACCATCTATGGTGCTAACCCTGCTGTATATAATGGCACGTTTGAAGTAACGTCACGTCTTGATGAATTTACCTTTACATATAACTTACCTGTTCCTACTGATATTGTTCCACAGGGTAATATTCTATTATCAGTTGACCTCAACAGAGGTAAGTCAACTGTAACCTCTATTAATGAAGTTATATCACTCTTTACATCTAACATACAGAACTCCTTCTTCAATAGTGCTTATGTTTACATTGCTGCATCTGGATTACCCAACTATAAGGTTGGACCATTTACAGGATCTGCACTTATTCCAGGAAACCAACGTAAGTTACTAAGATTCCCTAGAACAGTTGAGACAGTATCTACAAGAACAATAGTTGCACCCAATACTCCTATTGGATCATGGGTAAATGGTGTTGCTGCATGGTCTTACAAGTCTGCTGATGTTGTAACATTTGGACCTTTAACCAGTATTAGTATTCTTACAAATGGACAAGACTATGATGCTGGATCAAAACCAGCATTAGAAATAACTGGTGGTGGAGGTACAGGTGCTGCTGCTGCGGTAACTGTTAATGGTTCTTTATTCTCTATTGCTGTAACTAATGAAGGATCTAATTACACAACACAACCATTAATCTCTATTGTTGGTGGTGGTGGATCTGGTGCAACTGCACAAGCGGTTGTTACTAATGGTAGAGTAACAAGAGTACTTGTAGAGAATGCTGGAACTGGATATACATCTCAACCTACTATATCAATAACTGGTGGTGGCGGTATAGGTGCCCTTGCATCTGCACAAGTTCGTGGTCCTATATCAGGTGTAACTCTAACATCCCCTGGTGCTGGATATACATCAACTCCTTCAATCAGACTAAATTCTGGTGAAGGTGCTCTGGCACAACCTATTGTTATTAATGGTCGTATTGTATCAATCGCTATTATTAACTCTGGATCTGGATATACAACTGCACCTACTATCTTTATTAATGGTGATGGATTTGGTGCTCAGGCAGTTGCTGTTATTGGAACATTAGGAGAAGATAAAGGTAAAGTTATATCTGTAACAATTACAAATAGAGGTGTTGGATATACACAAGGAATGACAACCGTACGTTTAGAAGCGGTTGGTCAACTAGCAACATTCCAAGCAAACGTATTCCAGTGGAATAAAAACCTTGAATACGATTTAGCATCAAAGTATGACGTAGCGAGAGGATATGTATTTACTGGATTCAATAACCAGTATGGTGGTGAGTATGCACATATATCAGATCCAAAAGAACTAAGATATGTTGTTGGTGATAACGTTGTATTAGATCCAGTCACACAATCATTCAGAGAGATAGGTGTTAACGAAGCACACTCTCCTATTATTGGTTGGGCATTTGATGGTAACCCAATCTACGGTCCATATGGATATATCGACCCAACTGATCAGAACAGTGGATTAAGAAGAATGCGTTCCTCTTATAAACTTAAAGACGAAGTTGTATATGATCTAGATACTAACCCAACACCATCAAGAACAGATGGTCCTGCATTATCAGAGTATCCTGCTGGTATATTTGTTAATGACTATGAATACACATTCCAAAGAGGTGACTTAGATCCTTACAATGGTAGATTCTGTAAGACACCTGATTTCCCTGCTGGAACTTATGCATACTTCATTACTATTGATGAATCAGATACAGGTTTACCAGTATTCCCTTATATTATTGGTCCACAGTTTAACTCTGTTGTTGATACATGGAACTTATCATTAAATGCAGTTCAAGAGAATATACCTCTTGATGTTTCTCGTTTCAGAGATCCATATGCTAATGTTGATATTGATATTGACCGCCAACCTAACCAAGAGTCAGATTCTTTCGTTACTGAGAAAGAAGGTGATGTACTTATCTTTGAAATAGAGGATATTGACGGTGATGGATTAATTACTCCTGTTGAGATTGCAAATCAGCAAGCAATTACAGAAGAAGCAGCATTACAGATATATGATTACTTCCCATTAGTATCTGCTGAGTCAAGAGTTGATATTGAAGTAGAAACAACTACAAAATTTGAATCTGCACAGATTGATGGGTTTGTTATTGAAAACCCAGGTGTATCATATCAGGTTAATGATACATTGTTCTTTGACAACACAGGAACAGGTGGATTTGGTGCATCTGCACAAATTGAGTCAGTGGTAGGTCAAAGTATTGCTGCTTATCAGAAACAAATTATAAATGACATACCATACGGTAAAATTATTACTTCTGCTAACCATGAACTTATTGCACAAGATGAAATCATCGTAAGTTCACGAGTTATTACAGAAAACACAAATAAGAGATTCTACATGTCAGTTGTTACTGGTATTGAGACAATCTCTGTTGATCAGATAGGTGTTGGTTATAATGAGCAGATTCCTGCAACTTATGAGATTATTGCAAGTCAAGGACAAGACGTAGAACTAGATGTCGTTCTTGATACTACTACTGGTAAGATTGATACTGTTAATATCATTAATTCTGGTTATGGATACTCAGTAGATGCTATACCACAAATTAGAGTATCACATCCACAACAATACAAGAAAACTTACTATTGGTTAAACCAGTATGCTGAATCTTCTGCATCATTTGAAATATTTGACATTCAACCAGCAGATGATCGTACATGGTATGCGTGTGGTGAACTTACAGAGACAAATGGCAATAGTTCTGCATTCTTAGCTAAGTTCTCTGATCTTGGTGGTGTAATTTGGGATAGAACACTTTTACCAAGTGCAAGTATCAAGAAAGCAAGATTTAAACGTATATACTTAGATCAAACAACTGCTGATGACCATATCATCTATGTTCTTGGTGAAACAGAGTCACAATCAACTGCTGCATACAATCCTGACATATTAGTTGTCAAATATCAATCTGGTCTTGATAATGCTAACAACCCAGAGGGTATTGTTGAGTGGCAGAAGGAAATTGCTGGTGTATCGGGTTCAACAAGGTCTGACTATGCTGGTGACCTCTATATGGACGATGAACAACGTCTATACATCTGTGGTTGGACAGATACTAACTCAGTTGACCCAGATGACATCTGGATCATGCAACTTAACAGTTTAGGTGATGTTATCGAGAAACGTAAGTTTGCTTCACCTAATAAAGGAGAACAATTACATCAGATTCATTATATTGGAAATGATAAGATTATATTCACTGGTATTGACTTAGATAACAACGATCTCATGTTTGGTGAGATGATCTATGATGGATCTAACATTGAAATGAGATATGTTAAGAAATTAGCAGTATCTGGTGGTCAGGTAAGAAGACCACAGTTTGTTATTGATTCTTACAATGATTTGTTCTTCACATGTGATATGTGGAACGGAACTAAGCATTATGGTGTTGCATTGTTCAAAATTGCAATGTCACAGGTTGAAACCACTGCTGCTAACCCAACATGGGTATTCTCAAAGATTATTGCACCTAGTATTCCTTTTGAGTCAATTACACACGCTGGTGTCTCTCTTGATGAGTTTGGAAACATTAATCTTGTTACACACGTTTTATATGAAGATAATAACCAACAAGCAATTATTAATTACATCAAATACGATGGAACGACTCTTAAAAAGTCAAATGTCATTTCTGGTGCTTGGAATAGTGGAACTTCAACAACAGATTACGGTTTAGGGTTTACTGCACATAATCATACTGTTGATAACTCTGGTGATGTCATAATTCCAGCAAATATCCAAAAATCAGTTCAAAGTGCTGTATATCGTTTTAATGACACTAACGATCTTTACTTTGACGCTACAAAACAGAAAAAGGCGATTCCTACGATTGTAAACAGTGCACAACTTGTTTATGACAGTACAGTTCAAAAATTTGGTACAGGATCACTTAAATTCCAACAATACGGTTCTTTATCATGGGCAAACCTTGATAACAATGATGATTGGACTGTTGCAATGTGGGTCAAGATGGATACGTCTCATGACTCCAATAATCCAATAATGGAGATGATTACAGCGATAGATGACGCTGGTTCGACTGTAAAACTTAATATTATCGGTGCAGCGTCAGATGCCAACTTTGGTAAGATCAGAATGGTGATTGCACCGCAAGGTGCAAGTGCAGTGACTGTTGATTCAGTTGGATCAACATATTTCACTACAATGGACGCTGGTAACTGGCATCACATTGCATTTGTTAAAGAAGAACCTAGTTTGGGTTCATATGACTATTCTGTTTATTTTGATGGTGTAAGAACAAATACTGCAACTAGCACTGCTGATATTGCAATGGATGACCTTACAATCGGTTGTGCAACATCAGGACAAGCAATTACTAACTCATTCCTTGGACATATTGATGATATCGCTATTGAAGCAAGAGCAGTCTATACTGGATCATCTTTACAAGTTCCTACCGAAAGATATCGTATTACAACAGTTAATAGCAATACTGACTACATTAAGTTTGATAGGGAGCATATTAAGCGTGCTGATTACCAAACATCAACAGATGGACTCGTATTTACAGAAAATACAAATCTCAACATTAATAATCTTAATAATCCAGTAATTACCGTTTGGAACGAAGGTGCAAGTGGATTACAGATATTAGACTACTCTGACGTGACTTCTCAACTAAGTCCAGGAACTTATACGTTCTCAGAGACAGTTACAACATTTGCGTCTAAAACTTCGACTATTCCAACTCCATTAGGTAAGAGACTACTTATTACACCTAATGTTGTTGCAAAATACTATATTAGGGATGCTGGGTATTCTAAGATTGATAACGTCCTAGAATTCACATTTAACCAAGCAATCAAGTATTCTAAGGGAACTATCATTCAACAGTTCAATTCCCAAGGTGTAACACAAGCATTTGGTACTATTGTTGGAGTTCCAACAGGAACACTTAATAATCCTGGATTAGGCACCAAATACAAGATTGGTAAGATATATGGTACTTTTAACGATTCTGACAGATTTAGAAACGATACTAACGAAGAAAACACTATTGACAACGTAGAGTTCAATGTTAAGCGTCCACAGGAACAATGGGTAACTGGTAAGGCATATGTCGTTGGAGATCAAGTTTATAGTGCTGGTAAGATATATGCTGCTACAAACTCTGCTACATCAGGTGGAACTGCTCCTACACACTCTATTGGTATAGTTACTGATGGTGCTGTTACATGGAACTTTATTAGCGTATCTGGAACATTACAAGTTAATCTTGCAGACTATGCTTGGCCCAGACCATCAGAACCAGAATGGGAAGAAAATAGATCTTATTCTGCTAATGATTTTGTTTACTATGGTAGATACAAGTATCAGGCACAAGCAGATGGTATTGCTGGACCAACTGCTCCTGTACATACAACTGGTACTGTTAGTGATGGAAATGTCAACTGGGCATACGTTTCAACATATACAGGATTAGATTCGTTTGCTAGATTCAGACCATATGCTGAGAACGATTATCGAATACAAATTATGGGAATCTACACAGATTCCGATTTCATAGTTGGTGACGTAATTTCGCTAGGTAATAGTATCACGGCTATACCAAACGCAGATAATCCAAAGATAGCAGATATCGATGGAATTGGATCTGTAAGTAAGATTAGATTTACTGTAAACCTTGATAAAGATATTATTAGAACTGCTAATACAAGAACTGACTTAATATATGCAACTGCTACTACTAAGCATAATCTAAACGTAAATGACATTCTATATGTTGAAGGATTCACAACTGCTGAATTTAATGGATCATTCTTTGTACAAGAACTATTCTCTTCAAGAGATTACACATATAGACTTCGTTCAACTGCAAGTGCTGACCCACTATTTGTAAACAGTGGTATTGCGAATGTCAAGATATCATCTAAGCACCCAACATTAATGTTGGTTAGAAATCATTCTTATATCTTTGATATGAGTGATGTATCTAACTTCGGATATTTCTTATCATTCTCACAAGACAACCAGTTTAAACTTGAATACTCATTCAACGTTATTGAAAGAGAAGGAACCCCTGGTGTAGCATCTGCAACTGAGACACCTACCGTTCAGTTTACAATCGGTGGAGAAGTTACTAATATTACTTACTACTTTGACCCATCAAGACTTGGTTCTAATTCACCTGTTGGTACAAACTCATTTATTGATGTTATTAAGACACCGTTTGATGGTACATTTAGAATTTCTGAGGTTCTAAGTGATACTGAGTTTAGATTCCCACTATTATATGAACCAGAATTTACAAATGCTAATATAGGACTTGATGATCAAGATGAACCTAATTCCAAATACTCTACTACATCAGTAAAAGCGATTGGTCCTATTAATAATATTAAACTGATATCCCCAGGTGGATTCTATCAAAGACTACCTGTTGTATCTGATATTGCATCAGATCGTAAGATTGAGAAAGTTAGAATTGTTAATGGTGGTACTGAATATGCAGTTGGTGTTTACACACAAGTTCCTATTTTAGGTGATGGTGAAGGTGGTCTTGTTCAACTTACTGTTGAAGTTGATGAAGAGATTGGATCAGGAACTATTACTGCTGTTGCATTAACAGATCCAGGAAAAGGATATACAGAGGCATCTATTGATGTAGATGGTATTGAAGGTATTTTAGGACCTACATTGTCAGGTTCTGGTGCTGAATTAAATGTTGTAATTCCTGCTGAGGGTACTGGTGCTGCTGTATTCTTAACTGGTAGACAGATTGGTAAGATTAAAACTCTTAAAAACAATGAATTTGGTTATGGTTACTCACATGACTATACCTTACGTCCTGAGATTGCATTCCCAGTCAACTTACAGTTATTCAATACATCTATTCTTTCACAGATTACGATTACAAATCCTGGTGCTGGTTATACATCTCCTCCTTCTGTTATCATCGAAGGTGGTGGTGGAACAGGTGCTGAGGCAGAGGCAATCGTTAAGAACAATAGATTATCAGAGATTCTAATTAAAAATCCTGGTGCTGGATATAGTTCACAACCATCAGTAACACTTAAATCAGAATTTACATACGTTGTAAACCTTGACTTGAACTACTTACAGTTTAACTTCCCACATGGTATTACAACTGGTGCTGCTGTACAGTTTAGAGCAGAAGATATTGGTTCTACTGTCGGTGTACTACCAAAACCAAGTTCAGTTGGTTTGACATCATTATCATCAACACAAACATACTATGCTATCACTGGTGATGCTAACTCACTAGAATCTGATCAGTTAAGATTTGCTTTAACACCTGTTGATGCACAGTCTGGTAACTTTATCACATTCTTAACACAGGGTGATGGTCGTCAGGTTCTTCTTACTGAGGTATTTGGTGGTCAAGCAGATGCTGTTGTTGAAACATCACGTTTCTTAGAAGGTGAAGAAGTATTCCAAGGTGAGACATATGAATTAGCAAGTGCATTTGGTATTGTATCAGAAAATGAAGGTTGGCAGATACAACCTAAGATTTTAAAGATTACTAACCCACGAGGAGATTTTGTTGTTGGTGGTAAAGTACAAGGTGTGATATCTCGTGCATCTGGTATTATTGATAACTTGAATATTGCTAAGGGTGTTCTTAATATTGACGCTCTTACTAGAACTCCTGGTAGATTTATTGATGACGTTGGTAAACCATCAGAGATTGTACAAAAGATTCAAGACTCTTACTTCTATCAGAACTTCTCTTATGTTATTAAGTCTAAGATTCCTATCAATAGATGGAAAGAACAAATATTAGAAAACAACCATCCTGTTGGATTCAGCATGTTTGGTCAGTTAGAACTAACTGGTGGTAAAGACGTATCTGGACGTAAAGTTGTTGCTGGATTTACAAAACAGGTAAACATCAATGAGTATTCTAATGTAAACCAAATTACATCCTTTGGTGCTGCACAACCTATCTACTCTACATTCAACAACTCTGAGGTTCTATTCCGTAAGAAGAGATTAACTAACTCTGAGGAAATTCTAACTTCTATTGTTAAAAAGATTGATAATATTGCATCACAGTTTGATGGATCTAAGAAATCATTCCCAATCGCTGTTGAAGGTGAGAACTTAGTTGTAAATGAGAACCAGTTACTAATTACACTTAATGGTATTATACAGGCACCTGGAACTTCATATAGTGTTGTTGGTAATAACCTTGTATTTGCTGAACCTCCAAAACCTGATTCTAAGGTTGTATACAGAAATGTAGAAGTTGATCTATATCCAATTACAAGATTTAACTTGAATACTATTGGTGGTATATTCCCATCAATAGGTGATACAGTATTTGGTTTTGTTTCTAATGCAACTGCAAGAGTTGTTGCAACTGGTGCTACATCTGTTGATGTTGTAGATATTCAAAATGGTCCATTCGTACTTAATGAAAGAATTGATGTTAGTAGAACAGGATTCAGTGCTCTTATTGGATCAATAGATGACTCTATTACTAAAATATTCTTACAGAATATAGGTGGAACATTTACACAAAGTGCACTTGCTGGTGATAGGGTAACTGGTGCTACAACAGGAGCAACCGCTACTATACAAACTGTTGATACTGTTAACCAGACTATTGACGTTACTGACATGGCAAATGGTTACTTTGATAGAGGAGAGAATGTATCATTCTTTAATGCTGGATATGGTGCTAATGTATTAAACGTAGATAGCGTAAACTATAAGACTATCTTTGAGTTTGGTGAAACTGTAACAAGTCTTGATGGTAATACTGCTGTAATTGAAGAGAACAACCTTGACCTTGATGGTGTTATTGATGATAAGTTAGTTCTTTCTAAAACATCAGGTACATCTGAATATGAAACAGGAACATACAGTATATTCTTAAACGATATAATCTATTCAGCAAGTTCTAATATCGCTGCTAAGATTACAAGTATTTCTCCATATAGAGATCCTATTGTTTCTATCAACTTAGTACGTCCTGTTGGTAGTACAACTGGATCATGGTCTAGTTTTGAAGAAGGTGATAAATTCCAAGGACCTGGTGGAACTGCTACTGGTGAAATTGTAAGAATTGACTTTGAAGCAAACCCTGTAATATTATACTACTTAAAGTCTAGTGAGGCAGAGATTTCAGATGGAGAAACAATACAAAGATACTTCCCTGATGCACAAGGAAATAGATTACTAGATTCTCTTACAGAGGTAGTTGCTGGTTCCAATACATTAGGTGATATTGTTGATACTCTTATTATTAACAAAGGATCTACATTTAACGGTATTATATTTGAGAGACTTATATCTCTATCTAATCAGAACGTAATTCTTGACAATATTGCTGAGACTACAATTACACCTACTACATTAACAGATGCAAGTGATCGTATCAACGCTGACTTCCTAGATTTTGAAGAAGTAAGATCTACTGAAATTGAATATGAGAACTTAACTGGTGGTGTAATAGCAGCAAACGATATGCTTCGTTCTATTACATTTGAGTATGGTAACCAAGTAACTAACGCTAAGAATAGATGGCAAGATGGTGGTCGTATGATCTCTCTAAACAAAGACGAGATCGTTGACTTTGCTAATGCACAGATAGCAGTTGAGCACCCAGGATTCTACTACCCAGGTGATAACATGACTGATGCTTGGAGTAGATATGCTGATGCTTATCGTCTAATCATCAAGAATATAGATTACATTGCTAACAAAGCATATGCATTGATGGTTGCACAATATCCATCATTAACAATTCCATCTGGACCTAAGTGTGTTAGAGATACCAAGTATATGATCGAGGCATTAGCATTCGACGTTTATAGTGGTGGTACGAAATACACACGCAAATTGTTACAAAAGTATTTCTCAACCGATGGTACGACCTTCTTATATGTAAATAATGAGGCAGAGGCAACTAACTATGCATTTGGTCAGGCAGTTAGTTTGATGAAACAGGCATTGAGCAATATGCTCACTGGTTCTGAAACTGTTGACGGTGTGACCTACGTTAAGTATAATGAAAGAACTGCTGGTGGTTCCAGCGGAACTGGGATTACTGCTGACCCTTCACCAGGTAATCCTTATGGAACTGCTGGCACCAATACCACAAACTATGGTGCTACTAATTGTTCAGATGTTCAGTCAGCTTTACAAACTTTATATGACAACGTTTCTGTTGTACTTACTGCTGGTTCTCTCGCTGATTTACTTGACGAGGTAACTGTCACACAGTACACTGCACATGAAATTAAGTGCAGAAGAGACATAGGATATCTTGTAGATGCATTATCAACAGATATCACAACTGATGGTAACTTCCAAACTGTCAAGTTTATTAAGACATACTTTGATAATATTGGTGTTCCTATTTCTAATGGATTTGTAGGAGAGGTAAAAGAATATCTATCTGCATTTAAACATGTAGCAGAATTATGTAAGAGAGCAATCAATAATTTATTATATGTACAGGTTAACACTAGAACACCTGAGACAGGTTATATGTTGAAAGATCCAACAACATATCAAGGTCCTTATCTTGGTGCTGCTGGAACTACACTAACACAATTTACACCAACTGCTGTTACATATACTCCTGCTAATGGTCAGTTAGTAATGACTATTGGTAATCATAGTTTGACCACATCAGATACTGTTAAGATTAGACCTTACAGTTTGAACTTCACATGTACTATGGACGGTGGTGCTTCATTCCACCCATATCCTAGAACAGGTGACCCAGCATTTAACGCTGATCTAAATATATCTGCTACAACTCAAACTTCTATTACAGTTGACGTTGGGGCATCTCCTCTTGTACAATATACACCTACTGGTGCAACCTACGATCCAGCAACAGGTGTAATGGTTCTTACTATTGGAACTCATTCACTTGAAATAGGTGATCCAGTAACACTTGCCGACCTCTCAATTACATTTACTTGTACACAAGACGATAACACTACACCAAAACAATATCCAAGAACAACTGACCCTGCGTCTGGTGCATCTTTACCAGTTGTTGCTAAGGATACAAATACTATTTCTATAAACGTCGGTGCTTCTGCACAGACTGATCAATATGCTCACACATTTGTTTCTGCCTCTGCTAACGCTGTTAGTTCTGGTGGTGGTTTTACTCATACATTTGTTTCTGCTGAACCTAATGCTGTATACAATGGGGGCGGAACCGAAGCAGCATATTATGATCCTAATTATTATAGTGGAGTTAACGAAGGTCTTGGTAATTGTGCAGACGTTCAAGCAGGCATTCATACATTAATATCACACGTTACTACTGCAATAGGTGCAGGATCACTTAGTGCTGTTCCTACTGGTGCTGCTCTAAATGATGGTGGATATGTAGAGAATGAAAACCTTAGAGTATTTAAGATTGCATATAAAGATTTACAAGGTAATGGATTCTTCCTTCCTGGTGAAACAATCAGAGGTTCAAGTTCCAATGCTAACTTTATATGTAAGGGAACAAATGCTGGATTGAAGTGGTTATTTACTAACGCTGTTACTGGTACATTTACAGATAGAGAGTACGTCTCTAACTCTAAATTAACTGTTAATGGTTCTGCTGTTCTAACAAAATTACAGAAGAAAGCAGGAACACAATCAATAAGATTTGACGCTGGTTCTTACTTAGCACATACATTATCTGATCGTCAGAAGTTTGGTACTGCTGACTTTACTATTGAGATGTGGATACGTCCTAATGCAGTAACTGGTACACAGTTCTTATATGATACAAGAACTACAAGTGCAACATTGGTAGGATCTCCTGTATTGTATCTCGATGGAACACAAATCAAATACTGGTATGATAGCACAGATCATATCGTAGGTGCACATAACTTAACTGCTAATGTTTGGGGTCATATTGCTCTTACTAGAACAACAGGTATTACTAAGTTGTTTGTAAATGGTACACAAGTTGGTGGTGACTATAATGATACTAATAACTACCTAGAAAGACCATTTAATATTGCTGCTGATTGGCAGGGTGCTAATGGATTTGTTGGACATATGGATAACTTCATACTCCACACAGAATCTAAGTACTCAAATACATTCACCCCAGGATTTACATATCCAACAGATACTGCTAAGGTAACATTTGGATTAGATTGTGAGTCACCTATAATCATCAGTACAGAAGATTGCTTCGGTACATATACAGGTCAGACAAACTCTACTGCTACAAGTAAGAAAGTTAACTATGATAATAAGACAGTTATTATTGAGGATATTGATTTAGGTAGAGACTCATATAGAGAAGCAGCAGATATATTAGAACTTAACTTAGATTGGATGGCAGAAACTGCTGTTGGTTTAATGGCAGCAAAATATCCTGATTTCATAATTCCAGGTGACAGTAGTACTAGCACAACTGGTACTGCTAAGTGTGTTCGTGATACTAAGGAATATATCGCAAAAGCAATTATTGCTGATATCAGATATGGTGGTAATTACAACAGTACAATCTCTGGTAGAGGATATCTAACCAAGGCGGGTGGTTTAGATTACGTTGGTAATGAACTTTTACAATCTGTATATGCTTGGAATGAACTTGCTAATGTAATGAACTATATCATTACAACTACAAGTAGTGATCTTGTAAATTATCCTGCTGGTGGAACAAAATATACAGAGATTCTAAGAGTTCCTAATAACTTCTCTTCCCCTGCATCTCAGGCAATACAAGATGAGATAACAAGTCTATCAGATCAGATAATTAATATTCTTGCTCCTACTGGTGATAGATTTAGGGATGCTGGTGATGCATTGTGGAAGAACAGAGATTACATTGCAGAAGAAGTTGCTCTTAAAATACAAAATGACTATAAAGCAAATATCAATGGCACAGAATATGACTTCTTAGTAATGCCTGGATATGGTCAACCATATTGCGAAAGAGATATTAAGGTTTACATTCTTCCTGCTGTTGTTACTGATTTACTAACAGGTGGTAACTCTGCTACACAATATGCTATCGATCAATATATCAATCCTTCTAGTCAGATCATTCATGTAGAAGATCAACTAAGTGCTATGTTAGATGCATTTGAACATACTAAGAAATTAGCACATCATGCAATCAACCAAACATTATTAACATTTGGTACAACTGCATCTAGTATTGGAATCTCAGCTGAATATGCAGATGATTACTATGTTGCTGAGTACACACAGATAGAAGCATATAGAGACACAACAGTCACAATAGACACACAAGCACCTGATCAAAGTAGAGTTTCTCCAAGTCATAATATTTGGATGGATACTGCTGATCAGTTAGAAAGAAACAAACATGTTATTGCATGGGAAGCAGTTCACACAATGAATGATATGTCTTACTTCCTAGACTTCCAAGTTCCAGGTGGTAGAACAAATTGTGCTGATGACCTAGTAGATGTTATAGAAGCAATGGTTCATGATATTAGACTAGGTGGTAACTCTAAGACTTGGGATGCTGCTGCACTATATCTTGATCCAGAAGATAGCAGTCTTATCCATGTAGAAGGTGAAGATAAAGCATCTAAGTGGGCAATGACATGGGCAATGGAAATAGCAATCCTTACCATGAGAAATGGATTTGGTAGAGAGAACCTTTACATCTACGATCCAGAAGATAATACTGGTGCAGAAGGTGGAGAAGCAACTGGTGGTGGCGGTGCTTCTGAATCATTTAATGAAGTTGAGACAAGTACATATGAACAGAATGGTGCTATTGATAGATTTATTGATGCTGCAAATATAGTTGAAAGAAATATTAGATTCATTGCAGAGCAAGCAGTACATGAAATGCTTGTACAATTCCCATCACTACACAACACTGATTGGGTAAGTGGCGTGGGTCCATTCACCCCAGCAGCAGGAAGCATAACATATGATGCTGCTACTGGTGTCATAACATATGACCATGGTTCTGCTCATGGACTAACAACAGGGCGTAAGATCTATGTACGCCAAGAGTCATTAGTATTCACATGTACTAAGGATAATAATAATTCTGAGCATGCATATCCTAGAACAACCGATCCATGGTATAACAAAGGTATTGCAATTACATCAACAGGTACAAATACATTTACATTTAATGTTGGTGCTGCTGGTGCAAACGATCAATATGTACATACATTTGTAAGAGCAGAGCATGAAGCAATCACTGTTGCTGGTAAGCATGACTGTGTACAAGACGTTACTGATGTTCTTGATGCAATCCAGTGGAACTTACGTCACGGTGGTAACAACAAAGTATTCCATGCTGCTGAAATGTATACAGATGGAACTGCACTTGCACACGTTTCTGGTTACGTTACAGAAGTAACTTGGGTAATGAATAAAGCAAGAGATCTTGCTATACAAGTAATGAGACAGGAGACTGTTACTACTACTGGTTCTACACATGGATTCTCACAGAAATTATTCACTGACTTAGACTTCTTCCCATATAATCAATCAAACTATACTATTACTGCTGATGGTAGTACACCTCTTTGTGCTGACGTAGCATCTGCTATAACAACATTTGCATCTATCGTTACTGATACACTTGCTAACCCTGTACAGATAACTGATGGTACGATTCAGAAATCACTACCAAATATTTGGCCAATCAAGTATGCTAATGATATGGCAAATCGTGATACATCAATCACATTTGATGAAAATGGTGGTACATCTGGTTGGAACAATACTTGTGCACAGGCAGCATCTGGTATTGAGACATTATTCAATCTTGTAATGGATACAATAGAGAAGGCAGCATCTTCAAGTCCTGCTCCTAGTCATCTAACAACTGTTACTAGAACAACCCCATACAATAGTAATGCTGCATATCAATACTATACATGTTACAACGTTATATCTGCATCTGATACATTATTTGATCTAATGATTGATACACTTGGTGGTGGTAATTCTCCACATACAGGTGGTAACTATTCTGAACGTTTCATTGCAAGATACCTAACATTTAACAAAGGAGCAATCTCTCGTAAGGCATTTGCTGAGGTACAATCACAATATCCTACAACCAATGCTGAAATAGGGTTTGCAGAAACTATAATGGATGCTGTTATCTACGACTTGAACACTCGTGGTAATGCTGGAATGATGAAGTATGTAAATACATGGTTTGATGGTGAAGGTAACTTTATTGCATTCCCAACTGTTGTTAGACAACACTTAGTATTCTATCTCTTGCGTATTGCAGAGGCAGCAAAACGTATATCCTATGACCAGAATAATACATCAGAATGGGGAGCACAAAATACTTATGATGCATACTTTGATCCTACTCTTTCTGCTGCTATACTCAATCGTATTGAATATCAGAAGGAATCTACTGAGTTCTTCATGGACGCATCAATTAACGTTGCTGAGTTTGCATTAACCAGAGGTACACCTCCAACAAATAATACTATTACATGGATCAATAATACACATGCAACCAATGATCGCAACTTATACGATGAAGGTAATGACTGGAACACTGACCCTGATCTTGTTCTTAATACACCAACAGTCGAGGTTGGATTCGAGAGAAGAGAACATAGAGTTAAGATTACTCGTCCTAATTTCTATTCTCGTGGTGATGTATTAACTTACGTTCCTGCATCAGCAGATATTGAGCAAGGATTACAAGGACAGAATTGGTTCTATGTTCTTAATGCAACTCCAACATACTTTGAGATTTCAAGAGAGATTAGACACGATGCAAGATACTCACGTTTCCGTGTAGACACTCTTACAACTGGTCAACAACAGTTTGCTGTTGATGTAAGATCTGGTATCGAAAGAGCAACTACAACATTTGGTGTCAGAGATATTGATACACCTGTAAGTGGTGGATTTAATATTGCTGATGTTGTTGCTGGTATCACATCTGATTCTCGTGCTGACGTTATAAGCACTAGAAATAACGAAGCAAAAGTTATTAAGTTGTATAGCAAGTTCTTTATCGACGCTGCATCTGGTAGATTTACAAATGGAGAGACAATACAGGTTCAAGGTTCTGCATCTAACAATGGTAGTATCGTTCAGACATCTGTACTGACAGGTGATAATAGTAACGAAGGTTATATTTACGTTGAGAATATTACTGGTGCATTCAGTGACGATGATGTATTAGAAGGTGTTGATAGTGGTGTTACTGCTAGTGTAAATGGCACAGGTAAGACTCGTATGTTGGTCAACCTAGACAGAGGAGCATTTGCTGTTAATGAAATGATATTCAACAAAGCAAACTCCGCTGAGGCAGATATCATTCTTTATGAAAACTCTGCTGGTGCTCTTACAAGTAACACAGGTGGTAGAATTAGTATTGATATTGAATCACTAGATCAAGACTTTGTTGATGGTGATATCATCTATGGTTCTGTAACAGATAAGATTCTTGATATTGCAGACATTAGAGTATCAGGATTAGATCAGATTGAACTTAATCAGTTTGTACATGGTACTAAGACTGTTCAGTATCAGGTTGCTAGTGTCACAAGAGACCAAGGATTTACAGGTGACTTTGCAGCAGGAGATTTAGTATATCTCCTACAAGGAACTATTCCAAAAGAACCAGGTTGGACTGCTGTTGTAACTGAATACAACTACGATCAGGAGAATAGTATTCATAACATCTATCTTGCTAACTTTACACCTTATGGTTCAGCAGCAGATGGTACAACAGTTGATGATCCAAATCTAGCAGTCAATGGTGCTATCGGTAAATTTGAGAACCTTAATAACTTCCCAATTATATTTGCTAACCTAAGTAGTGCAACAATTACTAACTACACATCTTATGGACGTGTTGCTGGTAAGGCAATCTCTGGTACAACTGGTAGAATATGGTTAGAAGATATAAGTGGTGACTTCCCAAGTAATTTAAGCATCATATCTGACTATGGTTGGACTGCTGGTGTTACACAGAGTAAAGGACTACTCGGACGTTGTGATAGATATTTCAGAGGATTTGATGGGGTTGCAACAACATTCAAGTTGACCGTCAACAATGGCGAAAGATACTTCCCCGACCCTGCTGGTCACATCCTCACATTTGTCAATGGTGTACTACAACCCCCAGGAGCAAACTTTGCATACACTGCCTTCTCAGACCAGATCCAATTTACAGAACCTCCAACTATCGGATCTGAGTTTATCGGATACTATGTCGGTAAGTTACGCCAGTTGGACGACATTAGTTTTGAATTTGATTCACTTCGTTCGTCCTTCAACCTCAAATACCTTGGTGGATTCTACTCACTAACATTAACAGAGGGTGTTGATTCTGCGACAATATTACCAGAAAACAATATTATCTGTTCATTGAACGGTGTTATACAGGAACCTGGAATAGGTTACGAACTTGTTGGTTCAAGAATAATCTTTGCTGAAACTCCTCGTGCAGGATCTACATTTGTAGCATTCTCATACATTGGTTCTGATGCTGACGTTATCGCTGCAACTGTTGTACCTCCTATCGAAGCAGGAGACGTATTAGAGATCGAAGGAGAAGGTTCTCCTCGTGAAGTTGCGTTGATCGAATCTTCAAACTCCTTAATTACTTTCGAGTACACAGGAACTGTTAAGGGTCGTGACGCTTCTGCGTTATCAACTATAAAAGCGGGTGAAATAACAAAAGCAATAATCACAACTCCTGGTGATGGTTATTCATCACGTCCACAAGTTGATGTCATATCATCTACTGGATTTGATGGTCGTGTTCGTGCGTTGATGGGTATATCAAGTATCGTTGTTAAGAACGCTGGTATTGGTTATGCATTACCTGATGTTGTTGTAGAAACAACTGTTGAAGATGATTTCGTTGCACCTACTGGTGGTGGTGTTAACGGTGGATTTGACACATACCTTGGACAAGGTACAGATGCAGATGGTAATCCAATCGTTATCGTTGCTGGTTATATTGTCATCAATGCTCAACCAACAAACGTAACTGTTAACCAAGGTCAGACTGCATCATTCACAGTAGATGGATCATTCAGACTACAATCTGATAACAGTGTGGGAACTACACCTCTCAACTATCAGTGGCAGCGTAAGCAATACGGTGAAACTGCATGGTCAAACATCACTGGTTCTACACAAGCAGTTTACACATCTAACGCTGCTGAACAGGCAGATGATGGTGATGAGTTCAGAGTTGCTATCACCGCTGCTGGTGCACAACCTGTTTACTCCAACTCTGTAATCCTAACAGTACAGACTGGTGCTACTGTAATTTCTAACTTCACACCTAATCAACTCTTCCAATAAATAAATCATGGCAGGGACCGCAACCTACAATCCAGCAACACGAATCATAGATGTATCAGCAGATGGTTTACCAAACCCTGTACTCTATGGTACGTTTCCTAATGCGAATAATCCTAGTTCGGTAACTGAGCAAGACTTTGACCATGACTTTTATTTTAGAGGTGGTACATTTGGTGTTACAAGAACATTTGATACTGCAACATACACACAGAATGGATACCTAGTATCATTACCACTCTCGGCTAACGACAATACGCTGCTCGGAACTACTGAGAGTGGACAGATTAGGGTTAACGATAGGATTCTATTTGTATTCGATAAGGACACTGCTAACGAACGTAAACAAGTATTCATATACAGAGGGACAACTCAGACTGCTATTGCTGGGGAGTTTTGGAGAGAGACAAGTAATAATTTACAACTTATTGTAGACTTTGCTTCTGATCAAAATGGTACAGTAGAGTATTACGATCAAAGAAATGCTCGTGTTGCAACACCTCTTGGTGCTATTGGTGTAGCATCTAATGGTGTAGTATTCTTTAATCCTAGTGCTGGTGATGGAGGTAATCCCCCAGCAGGATTTAATTGGAATGCACACTTTGAAGATGCTGTGGTAAGTTTTGGAGATGATAATTGTGGTGGACACCCAGAACAGACAGGACAATATCATTACCATGACACTGACTTCTTAGCATGCTGGAAAGCAAATGCTGTTATGTCAACATACAATGATTACTATGGTTCATCACAGTATAATGGTGACAATCTAAGGCACCCAGATGGGCACTCAAAGATGGTTGGAATAGCATTTGATGGATTCCCTATCTATGGACCTTATTTCTACACAAGTCCTTGGAACAATGGATCTGGTATATCATTAGCAACAAGTTCTTATAGAATAAAAGCAGAAGAGGTTGCAGGCAGACCTACCTATGGTACCAGTCAACTTAATCCTCCTGCTGGTTCTCTGATGCAAGACTGGGAGTATGCAGAGGGTCTTGGTGTATTAGATTATCATAATGGTAGATTCTGTGTAACACCAGAATATCCAAATGGAACATATGCATATTTCTTATCTACTGAGTTAGATAGTGAGTCAAATTTGAAAGCAATATTCCCATACTTGATGGGTTTCACATGTAGGGAATCAATAGATCAACCACCAAACAACGGAGCACAGGCACCCCCTGCACCTCCATCAGGAGGAGGAGAAGCACCTCCTGCAACTATTCAGATTGGTGCACAACCAGCAAACGCAACTGCTGCTGCAAATCAAACAGTCACATTTGTTGTTACTGCTGCTATATCACCCGAAGATGGTCCCAAGTCTTATCAGTGGTATAGATCAACTGATGGTGGATTCTCTTTTGCTGTTGTTACTGGTGCAACAAGCAATTCATATGCATTCACTGCATTATCATACATGACAGGATACAAATTCCGTTGTGTAATTGCAGGACCTATTGGACAAACACCAGCAACAAACTCACCATTAACAACTGAAATCGCTACATTAACTGTTACTGGTGTTGGCGGTGGAACTGCTGAGGACTTCTCATCAACTAACTTGAAGTTGGATAGCACACAAGTTTCCTTCGACGCCACATAAATAAAACTGTACAAACTGTAAAAAGATGGCTAAACAAACGATTGGGATTGGATCTTCTGCAAATGATGGCACAGGTGACACCCTGCGTGATGGTGCTATCAAGGCAAATTCTAATTTCACAGATATTTACGATAAACTAGGGGATAGTACAAATGTTCTCATAGACATCGGTGCTGGAATAACCGAGGGACAAGTTCTTAAATGGACTTCATCTCCAACTCCTGCATTCCGTGGTTCAGATTATAATTTACTAAGCAGTAATTTAGACACTAATGGTAATGATATTGTTTCTGACGGAACTGATGCTATTACAATACATCAAACAGGAACTGGGCATATTAATCTTAGAGCAGGCGGTTCTGGGTCAGCTTATACACGAATAGATGGCACAACAGGTTATCTAACGTGGTATGCTCCATACGCACTCGAATCTGATCTTCCTAGTGCAACAGACCAGCATGGTATGTTTGCACATGTACATGGCACAGGTAAAGGTTACTTCGCTCATGCTGCTGCATGGGTCAAGTTGATGGACTATAACGATGGTATATCTGCACTTACTGATGTAGATACAACTGTCAACGGTGGTCCTTCTGATGGACAAGTTCTAAAATGGAACGACACTAATAGTAAGTGGGAACCAGCAAACGACCAGCAATCTGGTGGTGGAGGTGGTGGAACCACACAAAACTTATTTGAAACTGTTAACGCAGACACAGGAACAACAACTGCATCTGCTGCAAACGACACTTTAATTATTGCTGGTGGTACAAATATTGCAACTTCACTTACAGGAGATACATTAACCATCAACATGACAGGTTCACTGGGTGCACCTGATCAAAACATATTTGCAACGTTAGGTGCTGACAACGCAACTATCACAGCAAACACTACAACTGATACATTAACATTTACTGGTGGAACAGGAATCACCACAAATGCAAATGCTGGTGCTATTACAATAACAAATGATTCACCTAACGTGGTGCAGAATGTTATTAAAACTATTGCTGCAACAAGTGGATCTTACACTGGTGTTGCTGCTGACTCAACTATGAACATAGTTGGTGGAACAGGTATTACAACTGCGGTTTCAAGTAATACTCTTACAATTACAAATACAGTTGCTCTCCCTAGTGCAACATCAGGACAGTCACTTCTATATGGTGCAAGTTCATATGAAGCAGTTGCATCACCTACATTGTCATATAGCTTTACATCAGATGGCACATCGCAGAATTATTTGGTAACAGGTCCTGGTCTGTCTAGTGGTAGTGACTCAACGATCTATGTGTACAGAGGATTCACATACAGATTTGATAATACAACTGGAAGTGGACACCCACTAGCAATCAGGGTATCTGATGGTGGTTCATCTGTTTCTAATGTCAGTGGTTCAGTGAATGGTGTTCAGTTATGGACAGTTCCACAAACACTTGCTGCTGGTACAACTTATGTTTATCAGTGTACTATACACGGTAATATGAAAGGAGATATAGTAGTAGTATAATGACAAGAACTGTACCTGGAAGCGGAGCATCAATTCAACCTGTATTCAATAGTGTGTACGGTGTGAAGGATGTTATCGTGACAAATTCTGGGTCAGGTTATAGTGCTGCGGATCCTCCTAAATTAACTATTGGTAATTGTGGTACACCTATTCGTGATGCTGTACTAGCAGCGAATATTGCTGATAATGGTGAAATATTATCAGTAGATGTTATAGACCCTGGTGAAGGATATAACCCATTACGTCTTATTATTGATTCTGACGAAAGTAATATCGTACAGGCAGATGCAAATATTATATTGAATGAAAGTGATATTGTAGATCAACAAGGTACTATAATTGCTCCTGCTGGTTCTATAAATTATATCCAAGTTACTAGACCTGGTGATGGTTATTTCAGTGCTAATGCAAGACTAGAAGGTGGTGGTGGATCTGGTGCTGAACTTGTACCTACTGTTGGACAGGTAACAGGTTTATCTGTTGAGAACAATGGTAGATCATATACAGCAGAAGATATTACTTTGGTTATATCTGGTGGTGGTGGACAAAATGCTACTGGTGTTTGTGAGGTAAATCAATTCGGTACAGTTGAAGGTATAACAATATCAAACCCTGGTGAGTTCTTTGAGACACCTCCTCTTATTCAACTTATTGGTGGTGGTGGATCTGGTGCTCAGGCAGAGGCAGAAATAAATCTTGGTAAGATTACTGCAATTAATATATTGAACCCTGGTGGTGGATATACTTCTCCTCCTAGTGTAATCTTTACAAGAGATACAAACTTAATAAGAACTCAGAGAAATAGAACATCATTAGTATCTGCATTCTTTGAGATAACTGCATTGATTCGTAATGCAACTGCGACTGATAGCACAATATATGTTGAGACAACCGATGCTTTCCCTGGATCTGGTAAGTTCCAAATAGGTAGAGAGATTGTCAGATATACAGGTAAGACTGCTATATCATTTACTGGTTGTGATAGAGGTATTAACTTCCGATATGACCAGCGTGTCTTACTGGACAATCTTGCTGATGATCCTTCAACTGGTATATCTGGTTATAACTTTACTGTATCTGATAGAGTTAGAAGAGTACAGGAAGATAAAACTAACAAAGTTGCTATCGTATATGACTGGCGTCCAGAGACAAGAGAATTATTCCTAATCTTCCAAGTTGACGAACTAGCATTTATTGATGGTGGTAGATCTAACGAAAGAACTGCTGTTATCCAATTCATTGGTGGTACTGCGTCATCTACTGAAACAGGAGAGGCACCACACGTCCTTATTGATGATGAGACATCTTCTATTGTTACATTTGAGAGTCCTCTCGGTGTATTAGAAGGAAAGAGATTTGAAGATGATGATGAATTACAAGGTGCTGGTGATGGAATACCTGACCTAGTAAATACTGGTACAGATTATGAGAATGAAATCAGTCTTGATGGTGGTATAGCATCATCACTATATGGTATTGAGGAGACTGTTGGTGGACAGAACACTACACTGTTCCAGACAGCAGACCAATTATATGATTCAAGTTTAGTTCCACTAACTGCATCTGTGCAGCAAGCAGGAGCATTAGATGATGGTATTGAGCATACTTCTCTATCAACTATTAAGTTGAGAAATGCTCAGAACAACTTTACAGTTGGTGAGACAGTAACTGGTTCAACAACTGGTGTTACTGCGATTGTGGTAGAGACACAATCTGCTGCTGATGACTTTGGATATGTATATTTAAAGGTACAAACCATGACTAACAGCGGATCAAATTACAAATTTACAACTTCTGATACACTAAACGGAGGCAGTTCGGGTGCCAACGGTGTGTTTGTATCACAAGAATATACTAACCTTGTCAGAAAAGAGCAAGAGTAACCACTATAAATAAAAGGAAGGTAAACTAAACAATGGCACTCCTAACCGACCAATTTAGAATTTTCACTGCTAAAAGATTCATAAAATCTTTGGAGGGTGCTGATGCGACTCAATCTGACTTGCAAGCAGGATCTAACAGAGATCGTTTGTATGTTTTCATAGGACGTCCACAAGAGTGGGATAATGAAAACGCACCTCCGACTCCCGTTGATTCTTTCCAAGAGTTCAGTGATACATTCTCCGACATGATTTCACTGAAACGTGTCTTAGCAAACGATACAATTCAAGTTGTAAGACGAATTGACTGGACTCCCCCAGAGCAGACTACTGGTGGATTAGGTTACGTCTATGACATGTATCGTCATGATTACAGTTCAACTAAGACTGCATCTTCTGGTGCTACTAAGTTATATGACGCAGATTTCTACGTTGTAAACTCACAGTATCAGACATATAAGTGCATCTATAACGGTACATCACCTAGTGACCCTAACGGTAAACCTTCTACTGTTGAACCTACTGGTACATCTACATCTATTATCACAACCTCCGATGGTTATCGTTGGAAGTATTTGTACACCATTCCTGTTGGTCAGGTTTTAAAGTTCTTCTCGAACGATTATATGCCTGTGCTTGCCGACGTTGCTGTTACAGGTGACGCTGTTGGTGGAGAGATTGACACAGTTGTTATCCAAGCATCTGGTACAGGTTACAACAACGGTACATATGAAAACGTACCGATCAAAGGTGACGGAGTTGGTGGTAGAGTTTCACTTGTTGTTGACGGTGGTAAGGTTGTATCCGCTACTGTGACATCTGGTGGTTCTGGTTACACCTTCGGTAAGATTATCATTGATGAGGTTAATGGTATTGGTGCTGGTACAGGTACTGGTGCTGCTATTGACGTTATCATTCCCCCAGAATTAGGTCATGGTTCTGATCCTACCAAAGAACTTGGTGGATATAGAGTTATGATCAATACGAAGTTCACCTATGATGAAGGATCAGGTGACTTCCCAACTGATAACGATTATCGTCGTATCGGTCTTGTTATAAACCCAAACCAGTATGGTACGACAGAACTGACATCTGCTATTACGTTGTCTGCTACTCGTGCTGTTATCTTCTCACCTACCTTTACAGGTACGTTCTCAACTGATGAGATTATCACACAGTCAAGAACCGTAGGTGGACAACAGGTAACTGCAAGAGGTCGTGTTATATCATGGAATACTACAACAAAAGTTTTGAAGTATTATCAAAACAGAATTGATGGTGTGTTCCCAGAAATTACTGGTAACCTAACAGAATTTGAAGGAGGTAACCCTGTAACAGGTGCTACTTCTGGTACATCCGCTGATCCTGATATCAACTTCCCAGTTGTATCTGGTATCTCGACCCGAGTCATTAACAACACTGAATACGACTTAGGTATGTCCTTTACTAATGGTTATGCGAAACCAGAGATCGATCCTAACTCAGGGGAGATTATCTACATAGATAACAGAGGAGCAATCTCTCGTGCTGGTGACCAAATTGAAGATATTAAAATTGTAATCGAGTTCTAAGATGCCACAGAATACCAATCTGAATATAGCTCCTTATTTTGACGACTTTGATAAGGACAAAAACTTTTATAGAGTTCTCTTTCGACCAGGATTCCCAATCCAAGCGAGAGAACTTACCACTATGCAATCTATTTTGCAGAACCAAGTGGAAGCAATGGGATCACACCTCTTCAAAGAAGGTGCAATGGTTATCCCTGGTCAAGTTGGATATGACCTTAATGTAGATTGTTTAATAATCCAGCAGTCATTCTTAGGAGTAGACGTAGAGACATATCGTACACAGTTAAATGGAAAAATTGTAGAGGGTCTTACCACTGGCATCAAGGCAAAGATTCTTTTCTCTATTCCAGCAACAACAAGTACAAGAGGATATATCACATTCTATGTTAAGTACGTTGAGTCAGGAGACACAACATCATCTGCTACTACAAAGAAGTTTGGTGATAATGAACAGTTAATATGTGAAAATGAGATAACTTTCGGTAATAGTTTGATCGAAGTTGGATCACCATTCTCACAGTTACTTCCAGTAAATTCTACTGACATTGGATCTGCTGCTTATATAAGTGAAGGCGTATATTTCATAAGAGGACACTTTGTAGATATTCCTACTGAGTACATCATATTAGAACAGTATGATAACAACCCATCATACAGAGTTGGTTTTGATATCTCAGAATCTATCATTACGCCAGAAGATGACCCATCATTAACAGATAATGCTATTGGTTCATCTAACTATTCTGCCCCTGGTGCACATAGATTTAGAATTAAAACACAGTTAGTTAAGAAACCTATTAATGATGATACAGATAAGAACTTCATTGAACTTCTTCGTATCAGAAATTCTACTGTTGAAAACTTTGTTGACACAACATCATACAACGAGATTGAGAAATCTATTGCTCGTCGTACATTTGAAACACATGGTGACTATGTTGTTAACTCATTCGAGGTTCGTGCAAGAGAACACTTAAACGATCAGTTTAACAATGGTGTGTATCTTCCAGGAACTTCATCTCCTGCTGAACAGGTTGCTAGTGAGAACTTTGCTGCACTTGAAGTAGGACCTGGTAAAGCATATGTAAAAGGTTATAGAACTCAATTACTTGCATCTACATATGTTGATGCTCCTAAACCAAGAACATTTATAGGACGTCAGAACCAAATTATTCCTATTGACTTATCACAGTCAGTAGAGGTATATGACATTTGGGGGTGGCCAAGTATTGCAGGAGAAGGTGTTACTAACTGCTATCAGGTTGTTGATCTTAGAGACGACTGGTTAGGAACTGGTGCTTCTAATGCTGCACAAGGAAATAAAATTGGTAAGGCAAGAGTCTTACAACTAGAAGCAGATGGATCAAAATATAACTTGTTCTTATTTGATATACAGATGTTTACTGCAATTAACTTTGCAAGTTCACAGACTATAAATGATGGTGAGGTAATTGTAGGACGTTCATCTGGTGCAAGAGGATATGTATATGAAGCATCTGGTGACTCTGCTGTTGTTCATCAGGTATCTGGTGAGTTCCAAATAGGAGAAGTTCTTGAAAGAGATGGTCGTGTATTAGATACATGTTCTGCTGTATTCAACTATGAACAATCTGATGTACGTCAGGTAGTTGGATATGAAGATCCAGCAACTTCTGCTACTGTAACATTTACTGCGTCATTAGCATTAAATGAATCAATATCATTAATTGGTAAAACAGTTACAGTTGACCAAGCATCTTCTACTAAAACAATTACTGGTTTCGATACTGCATTCTCTGCTGATATCAGACCTGGTGAAGTTATATCTCCTGTTGCTACTACTAACAAAGGTCAGACATCACTTAGAGTTCAGAGAATAGATTCTACTAGCATTGCATTTACTTCTGCTAATAGAAAGAACACTGGTCTAACTCCTGTATTTAATTTTGGATTACAGACTGCTGTATTAGATTCTAGTTTAACAAAAGGTAGTATAACTGATGCAGAATATCCTGCTATTCAGTTTACACGTTTACGTCCTATCTTCACACAGAAGAATGTAAGAGACGGTGAACTTGTAATTGATATGCCCAAGAAAGCAATCAAGTCTATTGCTGATGAATCATTTACATCTATCAAGACTTTCTATAACAAACAGTTATCATCTGGTGACGTTACATTTACACTACCAGAGAACGAACAGTTTACTACATTAGATAACGAGAACTATAACTTAACTATCGTTACTGGATCTAACTCTAACACAGGATATGGTTGGACCCCAGGAACTAATATTGATATAGAGAATGAGTCGACTAAGAACTCTCCTACTATCTCAGTTACATTTGGTGCTAACAGACAGTCACTACAAGTTACTGGTATCAACAATGGTTCTGGTGGTAGTGCTAACATTACTCGTGTTACATTGACTGCTGCTGTATCTGTAAACACTGTATCTAAGAAGATTAAAACTGCTGCTAAGATGAGAACCATGAAGGTTATCAGAACCAGAGAGCAGAATGATGTAATGAAATACGGACTAGCATTTGGTAACTTGTATGGTACAAGAATTGAAGATGAAGAAATATCTTTTGCATTGAATGATGTTTATAAAGTGCATGCTGTATATGAATCTACTGATGATAATGATGCACAAGTCCCTTACGTTGTATTAACAGAAAACGTATTCTTCGAGAACGGTAGTGTTGTTGTAGGAAGAACATCTGGTGCAAGGGCAAGGGTAGTATCATTCAACTCCAACAACAATAGGTTGTATGTAGTTCCATTAAGTTCTGATTACTTCGGAACTGGTGAATCTATTGATGGATTTGATGCTGACTTGAATGCACTTGTCGGTGTTACTGAGGATGGTGATGGAGCAATCGAAAGAGGATCCAGAGACATCTCAGGTAATTTTGAATTAGATTCAAACCAAACACCATTCATGTATGGTGTATCAAAAATTGTTAGGAAGGCAGGAACCAGCGAACCAAAGAGAAAACTTGCTGTTGTATTTGACTACTTTATTCACGAACCATCTGGCGATTATTTCTCTAACCAATCTTACTCTGGTATAACATTCTCTGAGATACCTAGGTATAGATCCGAACGCAACTCAAAATACTTAACAGATGGAATCGATTTTCGTCCTGGTGTTGGTGAACTTGCTAGTGGCTCGGGTACTGTGGAGCAACCGTACTTCACAAATTGTAAGTCTCTTGACTTCGACTCTCGTATTTTTACAAGCACAGGTGGTGCTGGTGGTTCTACTATTTTTAATATACCCAAAGTAGAAGAATTCTTCCGTGCCGACTACGACTACTATCTACCACGTCAGGATAAACTCTTCATGACACATGATGGAGATCTAAAACTCTCCATGGGTGTACCAAATGAAGATCCCCCAGAAGCAGATAACATTGATAAAGCAATGTTACTTGCTAAAATTACATATGAACCTTATGTGTATGATGTAGAAGAAGACATCTTAATTATAATAAACCAGCAACGTCGTTACACTATGGAAGACATAGGTAACATGGATAGACGTTTACAGTCTCTTGAATACTATACATCATTATCATTACTAGAAGCAGACGCTAGAAATACAAGAGCGTATGACTCTGATGGTTTTGATAGATTGAAAAACGGTTTCATGGTAGATGACTTTACAGATCATTCTACTTCTGCTGTTGAGAATATAGACTTCAAGTGTTCTATGGACTTTAATAATGGTATACTACGTCCTTCACACTTCACCTCTAATATATCTCTTGAATTTAGCGGTAGTGCATCAAGTAATATAACAGACCATAATACTAGATCACTTCGTTCTGGTAAGACAGGTGCTAACGTATTGACTCTTCCATATACAGAAGAAGCAATCATTATCCAACCTTATGCTTCTAGAATGGAGAACGTTAACCCATTTAACGTATTCACATTCATAGGACGTATTGACTTACTTCCAGCATCTGATGACTGGACAGATACAAGACGTGCTCCAACAAGAGTTACATCTATCGAAGGTAATTTCAGTGCAACAAGACGTAGATTCAGAACTAACAATGCTGGATTTGCTCCTGTACAATGGAATGCATGGAGAACTAACTGGACAGGTACTAGAACATCAGAGACAAGAACATGGAGGGAAACAACATTTGCAAGGGGTACACCTAGAAGAGTCCTACGAGGTGAGACTATTACTACAACTCGTCGTCAGGTAAGATCTGGTACTCGTATCAGAGTTGTGCCTAGAATTGACAGACGTTCACTTGGTGATAGTATTATTGATAGCACATTTATACCATGGATCAGATCTAGGAACGTTGCATTTGATGTGGAACGTATAAAACCAAAAACAAGAATGTATGGATTCTTTGATGGTGATAATGTAATGAATTACATTACTCCAAAACTAATTGAATTAGTTAAGAACTCATCAGAAGATCCTAAGACAAATGAGACACCATTTGTTATTGGCGAAACTGTTATTGGATTAAACTCAGGTTGTCGTTTAAAAGTTGTAGCACCTAATAATGGTCTAACAACTAACCCATATACATCAACTAATGATTCATTACCAGACTCTTATGCATCACAAACAGCAGTCTTAAATATTGATACAACTGAGATTGCAAGACAAACAAGAGGAGACTCTTACGGAAATATAGCAGTGGGAGAAGTATTACTAGGTCAAACATCTGGTGCTCGTGCTGTTGTCAAAGATCGACGTCTCATCTCCGATCTCTTGGGTATTGTAAAAGGAACATTCTTTATACCTAACCCAAGAAGAGACGCGAACCCAAGATGGGCAACTGGTGCCAGAACTATGCGTCTAACATCTTCTGAGGAAGATAGTAGGTTGCCAGGTGCTGTTGATTCTGCTGCTGAGGCAGAATATACTGCAAGAGGTACATTGAATACGTTACAAGAAAACGTACTTGCAGTTAGAAACGCATCCATCGTTCGTGATACTGTCAACGATACAAGGACAGTAAGGTCGGTGAGAACAAACACAAGACAAGTTGGTTGGTGGGATCCACTAGCACAATCATTCCTACTTGAAGCACAAGGTGGTATGTTTGTAACTGGTGTTGATATCTACTTTGCAACTAAGGATCAGAAGATCCCTATCTCTATGCAGATCAGACCTATGGAGAATGGTTATCCTACTAAGGACATTCTACCTTTCTCTGACTGTACATTGATTCCATCACAGGTTGAGATATCAGAGAACGCATCTATTGCGACTAAGTTTGAGTTCCCTGCACCTGTATACATTCCAGAATCAGAAGAACATTGTTTTGTTCTATTCTCTGACTCTAACGAATATAAGGTATGGATATCTCGTATGGGTGATATTGATATCACAGGTACAAGAACTATATCTGAACAACCTTATGCTGGTGTTCTATTCAAATCACAGAACGCATCTACATGGACTGCTGACCAATATGAAGATTTGAAATTCAATCTTTATAGAGCGAAGTTTAATACAAGTGTAACTGGTAGTGCTGTATTTAATAACGCATCACTTGGTGCTGGTAATGATGGTCTTGCATCGCTTGTAAACAATCCTATTACAACGATACAACCACAACAAAACATTACATTAGCAACTGGTGTAACTTATGCATTCACTGTGGGTGCAAGAGTTATACAGTCACCATCTAATGCACAGGGTACAGTTAAAGAATTTGATTCTACATCAGATCCACAAGTCTTAACTGTTACAGATATCAGTGGTACATTCGTACAAGGTATTGTAGATAACTCTGGTAATATTACCAACGCAATGAAGTCATCACAGTCATCCGCTACTATTGTTTTATCAGCAATATCTAATGGTGTGTTTGAAGTTGGTGATGTAATTACTGGATCATCTTCTGGTGCTACTGCAACTGTTACTGCATACAATACTGGTACATCTACCATAACTGCTAACTACGTTTCCAAAGCATTTGACGTAGGTAACGATACACTGTCAGAACCTGGTGGTGTAAGTGGTACTATCTCATCTGCATCATATAGTGGTGACTCATATACAGGATACCCTGTGACACAACCTACTGTAAGAGCAGGAGACAAGAAAATTATTATATACCAACCTAATCATGGTATGCATAATAGAGCAAATAACGTTGAGTTAAAGAACGTTGTTTCAGAAATACCATCAACTACATTGACATCTAACTTATCATCTACTGCTACTACATTGTCAGTAAATGATGCAGGAAGTTTCCATAAGGTAGTTAACGGTAGACCTATCAGTACAACTAACCCAGGATATGTAATGTTAGTTGGTGAGAGTGCAGATAACCTTGCTCTTGATCCTCCATCACCTCCTGGTGGTGAAGATGATGCAACCGAAGCATGGAGAAGTATCATGCATGTTGTTGCTGCAAAAGAGATTATATCTTACTCAGCAATATCAGATAACGGTAAAGAGATTACTGTTGCACCATCTGGTAGAGGTATTACATCTGCTGTTATGAACACAGGTGCTGCCCTCACATGGCCATCAGAAACAACTGTAAGATGTTACAACCTTGATGGTATACCATTAACAGAAATCAATAAGATTCACACTGCTATTGGAGATCCTACCCTTGATACTTACTCACTAACAACACAATCTGTTGCTACTGTTGGTATAGCAACTGGTGGATCTAATGTTAGTTCATCACAGAACATACCATTTGAACTTATCACACCTACTATACAGGTTCTAAATTTCAAAGAAACTGATATAGCACCTACCTTGAATACCACATCTGGTACATCTATCGGTACTGGTGGACAAGTTGTTGACCAAGCATCATTCGTTAACAATGGTCAGTATGATCAGATTCAGTTGAACGAAGCAAACTATTATGATAATCCTAGAATTATATGCTCCAATATTAATGAAGCAAATAAACTAGAAGGTGCTAAGTCTCTAACCATGAGAATTAACATGACAACTGAGAAGGACAACTTAACTCCTGTTGTTGACCTTGATCGTGTGTCTGTAATCACTACATCAAATAGAATCAACAAGTGGCCAGGTGGTCCACAAGTCTTGGGAATACAGAGTGAGATAGATACCACAGGGGATGTTTCATTACTCTCTGGTGGTGATCAAAACGAAGCAATTTACTTGACTAAGATAGCAAAACTTGCTAACATATCAAGAAGTATTCGCCTTATGATTTCCATGCAACGTTATGGAGATTCTACTATCGACATATATTACCGAACTCAGAAAGCAGGTTCTGACAAACCAATGAATGAAGTTGGATTTGTTAAGATACCTGTACCAGATGTCGGTTCAACTAATGTCGGTGAGGAAGAATGGGAAGACTTTGAATACACAGTTGAAGGTCAGGAGTTCCAAGCATTCCAGATCAAGATTGTTATGAAAGCGATGAACCAAGCAAAGGTTCCTCTCATCAAAGATCTTCGTGCTATTGCCTTCGCATCATAATGGATAAACCTAGATTCCTCCCTGTTGAAGGAGAAGAAAACAAAGGTTTGTTTCGTGATACCGAAAGTAACGCGATTGTATATCGGGACTCTGATGAGTACGATAAATATATGCAGTCGTATAATCAAAGGCAAAGGAAAAAGGAGGAGTTTACCAATCTGCAAGGAGAGGTAAAGGATCTCAAATCTGATGTTTCTGACATCAAAAATTTACTACTGAAACTTATTAACAAAGAAAATGACAGTTGATGTGAAAGAAAATAGTTCACCTGATGAACTACTTGAAGGGTTTAAAACCCGCTATCAAAAGATACTTGATGAGAACAAATCATTAAGTAATAAGATTAGAGACAATGAAACTACTGCACTAAAACTGTTAGGTGCAATAGAAACTTTGGAATATCTTTATCCACATACACCAGAAGCAAAGACAGAGGAAGCACCAGGAACACCAGCATCAGTCGAGTAGCATCGTATTTGCGGTATAAATAACAGGAGACCTCCTTGTGTCATTCAATATAAACAATGGCAAATAGACTACAACTACGACGTGACGGTGCACAGCAATGGGCAAACGTTAACCCAATTCTTGCACAGGGCGAACTTGGTATTGAACTCGATACCTCTCGTCTAAAAATCGGTGATGGTGTTACACCATGGAACTCACTGAAATATGAACGTCCACTAGAAACTGAAAGTAATACTGCAAATACACTTGTTAAGCGTGACGCTGACGGTAACTTTGAAGCGGGTGCCATTACTGCTTCAATCGTTGGTAACGCTGCTACTGCAACTAGACTTGCTAACGCTAGATCATTCACCCTAACAGGTGACATGACTGGTTCTGCTAGTTTTGATGGTTCTGCAAACATTAACATTACTGCTGAACTAAACTACCAACCAGGTCTACCTCACTATGACGCAAACAATCTTAGCGCGACTGGAACTTATACTCAAATTACACTTGACTCTCGTGGTCGTGTTACTACTGCTAATAACCCTACAACACTAGCAGGATATGGTATCACTGACGCGACACCAAGTGACCCAGATCTAATTGCACTTGCTGCTATAACATCTCTTGGTTTACTATCAAGAACTGGAAATGGAACTGCTGTAACCAGACAGATTACAGGTGCATCTGGTCAGATTGTTATGACCAATGGTTCTGGTGCAACAGGTGACCCACAGGTAGGACTTGCTGATACACCAGTTGTTGTTGGATCATATAACCCAACAGGATCTGTATCATTAGATCAACCTCAGTTATCTGTATCAGAGACAGCAAGTATTCACCAAACAGTTAATACACCTGACTTTACAGTAGACAGATATGGTAGATTAACATATGCAGCAACAGCACCTATCGCTACTGCGACACAGGGTACAGAATCAGCACTATGGGACTCAGGAACAACATATGCACGATATGCAAAGGTTAAAAATTCAAATGATCGCCTCTATGAGGCTATCCTTGCTGTTAACAGTGGTGGCAGCGAACCTACACACACCGACACCAGTGATACAGGATCTTGGAGATATCTCGGATCTGCTCTAAGTCCACAAAAGGGTTTAGCATCATTCAACCAAGAAGACTTTGACGTAACAGCATGGAATAGTGCGGGTAACTACGAAGGTGGTTTCGTTACTATTGCACAGGCAGGGGTAGATAATACACAACTACAAAATAACAGAGTTTCATTTGCAGACGGTAATACAAAAGAAGACTTTGAACTAGATCAAGAATTAACTGCAACCACAGGTTACAGAGGATTCAATTACTTAAACTATATTAAAATTAATGATACCAGTGGTAACCTATTAATTGGTGCTAATAACACTGGTGATAGTGGATCAGGAGAGATTGACATAAACGTCAGATCATATTATAGTGATCCTGACATTACACTTGATGGTTCTGTTGATCAGAAACTTGATAAGACTGGTGATGGTAATTTAACATTCCAGTTAACTCAAAGCAGTTCTAGTGCTAGAACAGTCTTAATCAACGCTACAAACTCTGGTGCTGGTGATGCAAAGATTGATATCACATCAGAAAATGATATTACAATCAATGCAACTAACGTTTCTAATAGAGTAAACGTAGAAGGTTTCCAGTTCCAAGATGATACTCTAAGTAGCACTGCTGCTACTATGATCTTGGACCCAGGTGATGACGATGCTGCAACTGGTAAAGTTCAGATTCGTGGTGACCTACAAGTAGATGGTACTACAACAACTGTTAACTCAACTGTTGTAACTATTGATGATCCTATCATCGTATTAGGTGGAGATACTACACCTGTATCAGATGACAATAAGGATCGTGGTGTCGAGTTTTCTTATTACGATAGTCAGGCACGAAAAGGATTCTATGGATGGGACGAAGATTACGCGAACGCTAACATGTGGTCTGGCACTGGTGGGTATCGCTTCCTCTACAACGCGACTAACACAAGTGAAGTTTTTACTGGTACTGATGCTCCTATCATCGCTGGTAACCTCAGACTAACAACAAACACAGGATCTACTTGGAAGACACCTACAACAGGTACATTGGTTGTAACTGGTGGTGTAGGTATTTCTGAAAACATTAACGTTGGTGGAACATCCCACTTAAACGGTAACGTTGAGATAGATGGCACAGTTGATATTGATGCAGACTTTGCAGTCAGATCTGGCACGACTGATAAATTTACAGTCGCATCAAGTTCTGGTAATACAGTAATTGAAGGTACATTAGATGTACAGTTAGAAACTGAGATAACAGATAACTTAATAATAAAAGCAGACAATAAAAAGTTTGATATCCAAACTGCTGCTGGTGTCAGTAAGTTTGAGGTAGATACTGACAATGGTAATATACACACAGATGGTACTCTTGATGTAGACAGTGGTGTTACACTCAACAGTACTCTCGATGTTGATAACAACGTTACATTAAATGCAGAATTAGATGTTGATGGCAACTCATTATTCCATAACAACATCACTCTTGATACAACTGGTAAGAACTTTAAGATCACAAATGGATCACAAGATAAGTTCTCTGTTCTATCTACAAATGGTAATACAGATATCAGAGGTACATTAGATGTAGGATCTAATGCTATCTTCGAGACAAACCTATCTGTAAATGGTAATACTACATTAGGTAACCAAGCATCTGATAATCTTACAGTAAATGCTGACGCTGTATTTACTGATAACCTTACAGTTAATCAGGCAGTAGATTTTGATTCTACTCTTAATGTAGATCAAGCAGTAGATTTCAATTCAACTCTTGTAGTTGATGGTCAAACAACAATCTATGATTCTTTAATCTTACAGTCTGACAACGAAGTATTAAACATTAATAATGATGCTGCACAGACACAGTTCTCTATTGACTTTGATAATGGTAATACAATCATTGGTAGAAGTGGACAAGGTACAGGTACATTAACAGTCCATGGTAATTCTACATTCAATGATCTAGCAACATTTACTGACAATGTAATTGTTGGTAATGCAAATACTGACACTCTCACAGTAAATTCTGTTTCACAATTTACAGATGATGTCACAGTTGATGGTAGTCTAACTGTAAACACAAACGCATTAATAGAAGGTAACCTAACAGTTAACGGAGTCACTACAACTGTTAACAGCACTACGGTTACATTAGATGACCCTATAATTACATTGGGTGGAGATACTGCTCCTGCATCTGACGACGCAAAAGATCGTGGTGTAGAGTTCCGTTATTTCAATTCATCTGCTAAACTAGGATTCTTCGGGTGGGATGATTCTGCATTAAGATATGTATTCTTACATGACGCAACAAACAACTCAGAAGTGTTCGGTGGTACCAAGTCAGGAATTGACGCAGGGTCCATAAAATTATTCAATACAACAAATGCAACTAACTCTGCAACTGGTACTCTCATTGTTGGCGGTGGGGCTGGTATCGGTCTTGATCTTTATGTTGGGGATGATCTTACAGTCGGTGACAATGGATCATTTGGTGGCAACGTTGACATCACTGGAACTCTTGATGTAACAGATGACTTCGCTGTTGCTTCTACATTTACAGTTGATGCCCAAACAGGTAACACATTTGCTAATGGTACATTCACTGTCAACGGTGACGCTACGATTGGTAATCAGGCGGGTGACTCACATACTGTCACTGGTACTGTACAATTCAATCAGGCAGTAACTGGTAGTGCAAGATTCAACATCAGAAACCTCAAAGTTGGTACTGATGCTGCTAATGAAATATCCACATCTTCTGGTAATCTAATATTAGATTCTGCTGGTGGTACAGTAAACATAACAGACCACGCTGACGTGGATGGAGACTTAAATGTTGACGGTAATACTAAGGTTGATGGCACTCTTACTGTCGATGGTAATACTACTATCGGTAA